AGGAACGTGCTCGTGAAGCTAAAAGGCATTCATAAGGTCAAGCGCAAGCTGGCGAACGAGGATATCCGCGTCCACTATTACGCTTGGCGCGGCGGTCCCAGAATGGTGTCCGCCCCAGGCACAGAGGCATTCTCGGCTGAGCTTGCGAAACACAAGGCCGAGAGCGCGCCGGTCGAAGTGAAGACGATAGACAGCCTGATCGACGCCTTCAAGGAAAGCCCTGCGTTTGCAGCCCTTGCGGAGACGACGCAAGACAGCCACAAGCACGCCTTCAAGGAAGTCCTTAAAGAATGGCCAAAGCTTTCACTCAAGCTCACTCAGCAGCGCGGCATGAAGGCCATGATCCGGAAATGGCATCATACCTTTGCGGCCAATCCTCGCACGGCCGACCAGATGTTATTCTCCCTCTCCCGCGTTTTCACCTTCGGGATCGATGAGGAGATCATCGACAAGAACCCATGCACCGGCATCAACAGGCTTTATACCGGATCTCGCAAGGAAAGCGTCTGGACGCCAGAACTGATCTCGCTGTTTCGCGCTAAAGCGCCGGCTCATCTTCGCTTGGCTTTCGAGATGGCGATCCACACCGGTCAGCGCCAAGGCGATCTCCTGCTCCTGACCTGGAAACAATATGACGGGACGCACCTTTCGTTTGAGCAGGGCAAGACGAAGAAGCGGGTTCGGGTAAAAGTCCACACCACGCTCAAGGCAATGCTGGACAAATTGCCGTCGGACAAAATGCGTGTCCTGAACAACTCGCGCGGACGCCCATGGACAAAGGACGGATTCAAGACGTCTTGGGGGAAAGAGTGCGCCAGGCTGCACATTGAGGGGGTGACGTTCCACGACTTGCGAGGGACGTTTATCACCGAACGGCGGCGCGAGGGAGCGACTGCAGAACAGATCGCTCTAATCACCGGACACTCGATTGCCGAGGTCGGGCGCGTGCTTGAAAAGCACTATCTGGCGACTGACCAGCAGACCAGTGATGCCGTGATTTTGCGGATGGAAAAGAACACTACGAGAATAAAAAAAGTAAACGGATCGAAAAAACCTGTAAACGGGGTCTAATCAAGCAATGAGGAAAGCCCGTAACTATTTGAAATTATTGGTGACCCCTGCAGGATTCGAACCTGCGACCACCTGCTTAGAAGGCGGAAAGCAAAGTCAGGGTTTGCAGGCTATCTAGCCGATCCGTTTACAATCACCGACCCGAAAATCATTCGATAATCTTGGTTCGATGTAAACGGTTTTGGTCAATCTTGACTCTACCCCACCATAGAACATAATCGGAACATCGAAAGCCTATGGAGGTAGCCATGAACAGCTACGGCACGCTCACGCTATTCGATTTTCGGGGGAAGCAGGTCGAGACCGAATGTGATGTCTGCCAGCAGAAGCACACCTTCGATGGCGACTGGCTGATAGACAAGCGCGGCGACGAGGATATGCCAGGGCTGCTGAAGACGCTCGCCACGATGCTGGAATGTCCCCGTGTCGTGAACGTCTACAAGGATCGCTGCATGCTTCGCTATGCGGCAGGATCGCGGCCGCCGCCAGCGCCAGAGATCGAGCGGCCGCCGATTACCAAATTATCCGACCTGGCCGAAAACGAAGGCTTGACCGCAAGATGTCTTGGGTGCGGAAGGAAGCGCGATCTGGCCCGCTGGGCGCTCGTCGGGAGGTTTGGCGGGGGAATAGAGATCAAGACGCTAGAATCGCGTATGCGGTGCCTGTGTGGACACAAGGGCGCGCGGTTGACCGTGGGGCGGATGAAGCGCTGAACTGTAGTGGGGGAAGTTGTTGCTCCATGTCGGAGCGCAGCGCCTATCCTAGGCGCTTGGCGATTATCCCTCTGTCAGCGGGGAGCTGATCGTTTGGGGATAATGCGGGCGATTCAACGGTCTTGCCGTGATCGCAGACGGAGAATTTTCCGGTTACGGCCAAAGCCGCGCAATGAGATAGCTTAAATATTGAGTGATCAGAAACGTCACAGCCGATGCCCCGATGCCGACAATAAACAAGCCCCCTATCCCGCGCTGTTTCCAGGCCTTCACCTCATCAACGATCGGGGTCATATCTTTGATGTCGTCCTGAACGGTGACTATGGCCGTTTCAACCTTCCCCACCCGGTTGACCATCTCGTCCATCCTGCGATGAACAGAGGCCCGACTGGCGTCTGACTTGTCTTCAGAGCGCCGCATGGCATCCTGAAGGTTCTTGACCTCAGCCAGAAGAGTTCCAAGCTGCGTGTGGACGATGGCGTCGTAATCAGGGGCCATTTCAGATCTTTCAATGCGGGATGGTCATCAGGCCAGCGGTGATCGCGCATGCGAGCGTGCCGGCCAAGAGCAGGAAGAGGGTGAAGAGGACGCGCTGGCTCATTTGGGTTTCACCAGTCGGCTGTCGCGATCGGCGTAGAAGTCCCGCAGCGCACCCTTACCGCGCCGGCATTCAATGAGTGCCTTGCGGTCATCGATCCAGAAGCCTTCCGTCTGCTCCTGCGTCAATGCTTTGTCGCCGATATCGATCGGCAGATCGCAATCTTTGATCAACGCCGAATCCGGCTGGGCCAATCGAGGCGCTGGAGGCGGGCTAACGTACCTTGTTGACGCGCTGCACGCTGGGAGCACGAAGAGCAGGCTGACCAGCATCGGGATCTTGATGAGCCTCATTCCTGAGTTCCTTGATTTGATCTTGTAGGGATTGGTTGTCGGCCTGCATCTCTGCGATGCGCTGCGCCTCTGTGGCCTTGGCGGCGTTGTTCGCCGCGTCCTGGCGCTCGATCTCATCAGCGCGCGCCTGAGCGGCGTCGGCCTTCATCTGGGCAATCTGGGCCGTGTATTTCAGCGCGGCGCGTCCATAGCCCCGGTGATCGCCATAGGCATAGGTGCCACCGAACGCGGCGGCGACGATCAGAGCAATCACGGCCCATGCCGCGAGTTCACTGCCGCCAAGCAGTTTTGCGAGGATGCCGATCATCACGCCCCCTTCAAGCAGTACATCTGCTCAAGCGCGCGGCGCTTCGTCAGGCCGGGAAGCTCGACGAGAACCCCGTTCTTCCGAGCCTTGTTGTAGAGCGTGATCCGGCCACAGGCGGCGCGGACGTTTCCGGCTTTGAGGAAGGTTGCTGCGGACGATGCGCAAAACGCGCCGTTGCCGAGGTTGTAGCTGAAGTCGTTGAACGCCATCTGGACGTATGGCGACAGGTTTTCATAGCCTGGAACGCACTTTGCATTACCCTGCTCATAGTGAGCCATGCGGACCTTTAGAAGATCCATGCATTCCTGCTGGCTGAAGGTGCGCCCCTTCATGTCCTTGGCATTCTGTGTCTCGCCGTAGCAATATGTCAGGATGCCGACCGGGTCCTTGTAGACGTAGCCGTAGAAGCCCTCGGACGGGGCCGCCAGCGTCGTGACGGCCATTGCGATGCCGGCGGCGACCGCAGCCGTGCCGCCCTTCTTAACGTTGCTCTTCATTGCCATATCGCGCCTCTATCTGCCGCTTGACTTTAGCGGCTGTGATCTTTTGCTGAAGTTTGGATTGAAAGGTGACGCGCGCCCAGATCGCCAGAACACCCACGGCGGCGATCAGGACCTGCACAATTTCGCGCGTCCACCATGAATAGCCGGTTATCCATTGCTGAATAGCGTCGACAATCGGCTGCTCAAGCAGTTGCAAGAGCACACAGATCACCATCAGCCTGGATGACCACGCGTGGATCAGAACTGTTGCCGCCTCCGGTATCAGTTTCATGGGGTTTCCTTGAACGGTTAGACGCGCGAAAGCACCCGGAGAGCGTCGGGGATAACAAGAAGCGACTCTTGTCACAGCGATACAATCTGTAGTATTGTCGCCGTTTATATGTTGGGGTTGTGGAAATGGATGTAACTGAGAACGCGCGCTTAACGGATATTCGAAATGGACGGCCCGTTAAGATGGAAAAGCTGAAACCGTTCCTGCGTAATGATATGCCGCATACTGTCAGTGCCGGCGTATATAATTATCTTTCCAAAGAATTGCGGGATCTTTCCGGCATCGTTGATACTAATGCCGTCTCGGAAATGGGGTATGATCATCACGGGCTAGGTCTTGTTGAGAAATATAAGGACGGTCTTGTCCTCGACTGTGGCGCAGGAAAGCGAGACATTTATTTCAACAACGTCGTCAACTTCGAGATCGTTGACTATGATTCCACTGATGTTGTAGGCGTCGGCGAAGAGCTACCATTCAAAGATAATACGTTCGACGCAATTATCTCCGTTGCGGTGCTGGAACACGTCAAATACCCATTCCGTTGCGCTGCGGAGATTATGCGTGTTCTAAAGCCGGGCGGAGAACTTTACTGCGCCGTGCCATTCTTGCAGCCTCTTCACGGCTATCCGCACCACTATTACAACATGAGCCATCAGGGTCTTAGGTCTCTGTTCGATCCCCTGGAGGTTATCGAGCAAGACGTCCTCGGTTCCACCGGCCCGATATTTTCACTGACATGGATTCTGGAACGTTGGGCTAAGCAGCTTCCGGATGAGGACCGCGCAGCTTTCGAAAATCTCAAAGTGAAAGACTTGATCGATTCCCCATGGAACCTTCGGGATAAACCGTGGGCGGCAAATCTCCCGAAGGCTGCGCAATTCGAGCTTGCGAGCGCAACAATCCTTCGCGCCCGCAAGCCCGGGTAATCACCGGTCGATAATCTCCACGTTCATGGCCTCGCAAATAATGTCATTCGCCGCGGCAACAGCGTTTGTAGCATTTACGGCAATTGCCAAGCCGCTTGCAAGATTGTTGCTTGGGAGGGTTACCGCTGATGTGATTGTTGTCGCCCCGACGGTACCCTTTAGCGTGGCCTTCTGCGAAGTCGACGATATGATATCAATCGTTGCCTCCAACTCCCAGCTTGCACCTGACGTGGTTGTTGTGAACCCGCCCATGCTTATAGTTGCTCCTGTAAGAAGAACCGTCTTGCCATTGGCGTTAGCTGCGGTCCGTCCATAAGCTTTTATTCTTATGCGCTTGCCAGCATGCATATATTCGGATGGGATAGTTACCGACATAAGGTTAGTGGCGGTCGTATTAGCGGCGGTAGCAACTGCTGTCGTGTTTTTGAAGACGGAGTCGCCGACAAAATTCAAGTTGGCCTGATCCTGAACATCGATCGTGCATCCGGCAAACCTGTTGCCCGCGCCCACCTTGTAATTACGGATGGTAGAAGCGAGAACGATACCCGATGCGCAATATTGGATAACGTTCGCGTCAATCACAGAGGCGCGCAACAGATTGGTACTAGCCCCATACGTTACTGCTGTTATTGATATACCTGTTCCGACGCTGACATTACTGTCGGTAGCTGCAATCTCATTTCCAATTATGGTCTGAGAATGTGCGTCGATGCAGTTGATAACGGCATTACCTGATCCTGACGTCCACAGAAGATTACCCGTGATCTGGCTATCAGCTACCCTTTTAAGATATATCGCATTATTCGTAGTATTTATATGGCAGCCATGCATAACCAATTGTGATTCGTCTGAGGACGTGCACTCGTAAAATATTCCATATGTACCTGAGACAAAATCACAATCAGAAACATGGATGCCTTCAATATAGCTTTCGCCCTGAACTGCTATCTGGAAGTAATAAGCATAGCAATTTGTAACGTGGTATGGCGACGCATCCTGGCCCGATGCAATAGCCCGAAACCAGATGAACTTCCCTATCGTTGGGAACGCCGGCGATCCGTACCATTGGCAATAATTGATTTCTACGTCGCTTGCCGAAAGCGTCTGAATGCCGACAGACCAGCAATAATTTGGGCTATCTGAGGCAAACATGCAATCATGAACACGAAACGATGGGGTCTGGCGCCCTACAATGTCATTGCCGTACATGGTCAAGGCTGCGCCGGCGGCTACGCCAGAAGTTCCGCCAGTAGCAATGAAATCTATACCTGCAATTGTCGCGGTATTCGTCGGCTTTGTTGCGTCACCAAAATACCACCAGTTGCCATTTGAACGAGTGATATAAAGGCCATCACCGGCCGGGAACAGGAAGCGCGTCTTACCGTTGCCCTGGCCTTCGATGTGCAATGCATAACCATTGCCATTAATAGCAACATTGAGAGTTCCAGAGAACGTAAAACTTCCGTCTCTGACATGAAGCTTACCCCATGTCTGTTTCGCTAAATTGCAAGCCGCCAAGAAAGCGGTATTGTTGACAGATCCGATATTGCCTGGCGCAAGTCCAAACCAATTTGCCCACACCTCGCCATCAGTATTGCGCACCCAGCAGCCCGTGGTGACCGGAACACTTGAAGATGCGCAATAAATGCCCTGGCTGGTATCGATGCCTGTCAACGTTGTAAAGTCGCCCAGAACCCAGCGCCAAACTCCTTCACGACCGCTTTCCTTGAGGGCCGCTGAAGTCCATACCGAGGTATTGAGTGCAGCCATTGCCGTTCGATCAGCAACAGGAATGGTGCCAGGTAGAATGGTAGCTGCCGCAGCTTCAGCCTCTGCCGCCGCTGCCTCGGCCGCAGCCTGTGCGGCTTGTGCCGCTACCTTCGCGGCTTCGGCAGCGGCAGAGTCCGTGAGATGGATCAACTCGAACTGGATATCAGTCGTACCAACCACAACAGGATTGGCGGTCGTAACAGCGTAGAGAACGTTATCATCGAGGTTGCCGTTGACGATCAGGACCTGCGTCCCAGTAACGACATCCCTCGTCTTGTTGAAATCCTTCGATCGGCGCCATTGGCCGGTGTCGGCGACATAAAGGCCGTTCTCATAGCCAGCCGTCTGGTTCTTGACGAGGACCCGATCACCAGTAACGACCGCAATACCGTCAATAGTCTGCTCGCCATAGAGCGCAATGTTGGCCGTAGTGGCAACTCGGCATGGGCCTTTGATAGCTGTGGAGGAAGACAGGCCGTCGGTACGGTCAGTGGCGATCGAAGTCATAGGGGATCCTCTCGGGAAAGCCTTGCTTTTCCGGGTTGGGTGGAGTTTTAATCTTCGGTGTGTTTTGGAGGCCGACGTGGCGTTTAAGTTTATTCCCGGCCCGGATGGGGCAGCCCTGACCGACGAGCAACTTCTTGCGTCGTCGCTTCACCAAGCTGCTGATAAGCAAGAGCACGCGAATGATCAGATGTTTTGGACGGGTGCCGTTATCATCGCCGTAGTGGTCCTAGCGGCGGTAGCTTTGTTCGTTAAAAGGATGATCCGAGCTTGAGCAAAGACGCCCGCCAGTTCTTCCAATTCCTCTGTGCCGTTCTTGGCCTCGGGCTCATTGGTGGTCTTTTCATCAAGAGCAACCCATCACCATCGCTTGCCCTGCCTGTCGGGATCGCATGGATCATTGTCTTTCTCGGCACGGTCGGCTTCATCTTCGCCGGGAAGGAAGGCGCTAATGATCTGATATCCCGAACCGTCCTCACATGGGGCGCTATGATCCTATGCGCCGCCTTTATAACGTGGCTGGTAATAGCGAGCGCTGGCCATAATCTTTGAGCCTACCGCGCTGCTGCCGATTGACGTAGCCAGGGCTTGCCCAATTCCTCAAAGCATTCAGAAACAGGACATCCAGCACCGGCCGGGCGTAGCTGAGATTGATCCATGGCGTGTTTTGAAGCGCAAGGTTCAGCACATCGCCGGCAATCTGAGGCCGCTTGCCTTGTTCAAGTGCCGTGCGTGCCTTGAGCGGGACATTGATCAGATCGCTGAGCGTCCCGATGAACGGGCCGGAGAACGTCTCAAGGGCGCCAGAGCCGAAGCGGTTAGCTTGCCCAAACAGGAAGTCACCGTAGATGCCGAGCGCACCGCCCTGCGTCAGGGCCGCCGTCAACACCTTTGGGTCGAGCGGATTACGTGGCGGCCAATAGCCCTTGGCGGCATCCTTCATCGTCATCGCCATATATCCGGCCACCGTAAGGCCGGCGACGAGAGCACCGATATGCGGGGCATTGTTCATGATGCGCTCGTACTTCGTCGCCCCTCGCCCGCCGAATAGCGCTCTGCCAAGGATGCGCTGGGAGAAAGCGATAGGGAATCCCTTGAATTGCATGACAAAGCGAGCCGCTTCACCGGCAAATGTCCCAGGCCGCGTGCCAAGCGACGAGATGCGCCGGCTGGCTGCATCCGTCTCGACGATGGCATAGTTTGTCTCGTCTGCCACATAGCGCAGCAAGGAAAGCTCGAGTTCCCTCCTGGCATCATCAGCCGTCTTCGACCCCTGCCCGATCAGATGTGCCACGGCCTCGTCAGGAAGATCACGGATAGCATCCGGCGTGATGTAACTGCTACCGTTCACTTCGCGGCGTGTGGCCTGCCTGATGGCGTTCCATTTGCCTTCATCGATGCCGTGCAGCCCGAGGACATGCGAGAAGTTCGCCGGCAGTTCCGAGAAAGCCTTGTCAGCCCGCATGCCGATCTCGGCGGCGACCGTGCGCCCGACGACCGACCGACCGACATCGGTCCACCAGTTGAGACCAGACCACTTGAAGAACTGCTCCGTAAGTTTGCTCATCTTGCCCACCGGGCCATCATTGGCGAGGCCATGCGAGACGATCTCGCCGACCATGCTGTCGAAGCCTTCGCCGAAGAGATAGGAGATTTCGGCTTGCTCGCCCTTTGGCCGGCCTTTGAAAACGCCATCGAGTTGCTTGACCATGCCATTGAAAAAGCCATCGCCGCGGAACATCGATGCGGATGCGGCTCCGACAACATCCGTCGGCATCGCCGTCAAGACGGCGGCGCCAAGCTTTGCCATGCTCTGGACGGCTCTGATATCATTGCCCACCTTGGCCGCGGTGACATTGCCCGGGCGAGAGATGACACCGGACATGACATCGAATGCGCCCTTGAGCGGCCCGGCGTCTGTCGTCAGCTTTTGGATTGCCTTGACCTTCTCCTCCGGCGAAAGGGTCTCGCTGTCTCTCAGTTTACGGCGCTCCGCCTCGACCAGGCTATTGAACATGATTTCCGGGTTTGGCCCGAGGGTGTCCATCTGAGCTGCCATGCTTGCGGCACGGCGCTGGTGGGCCATGATGCCATAGATCGAATTGCCATAGCCGAAGGCATCCCGATAAGCGATGGCGTTCTCTGCGTCCTTGAAATGCAGTACGCGGGTCTTGCCAAGCGACTTCGCCAGATTGGCCGGGTTCACCCGCTGGCCCATTTCCTTTGCGGTTGCCTTGTTCGGAACGCCAGTGATGACCGTGTCGTAGATGTCGCCAAGGATCTTCTTTACCTCGTTGGCCGATGACGCATCAGGGAAGGTCCGGTTGAGATCGAGCAGCGGTGCGGTACGCGCGATCCACGCTTCCTTGCCTGCCTGCATCATCTTCATGTCATCATGGACTTGGGCGCCTGCCCATCCGTCAAGCTTGCCGATCGATGCGCCGAACTTGTTCAGTTCCGTGCGGCTCGCCTCGATGTGCTTGGCAAAGACCCCAGCCAGATATTTGGCGTCGTCGTTCCCGGTGATCCCAGGCTTGCCGCCTTCCTTGAGTTCGCCCATCTCGCGAAAGACGTCATCCGATAGACGCTTGTCGGCCAAGGTGTGGATGAGATGCGGCCGGTCTTTCTGGATTTCCGACATCATGCCGCCGACATAGCGGGCCTCATAGCCAAGACGACGGGCGAATACTGAGTCACGCGCGCCGGCAATGCCCTGCTGAGAACCTTCCATGATGGCGAGAAGTGCATCCCGAGGCGAAAGACCTGCTGCCTTGAAGGCTTCAATGGTGCTGTCGAGCCTGTCCCTTGCGAGAATGTTCAAGGCGGCATGGCGCTTCTGAAGCGCGGCCGCAATCCTTGTCTTCTCAGCGATGTCTTCGGCTTTGGCCTTTATCCGATCCTCGACGTTGTCGGTTACGCCAGCCGCCTTGAGCTTGGCACGCTCTTCCATGGCCGCCCTGTAGGCAGCGGCAAGGTCGCGATCGCTCAGTTCTTCGCCGGCAACCTTTGCCGCTTCCTTGGCAGCGCCATAGCAGGCGGAATTCTTGAAATCATCAGCCATCAGATGGTGCAACTCGCAAAGGATTTAAGGGCTTCACTGTAGGCGTTCGCGGATTTCACCGTCTCATCTGCAGTGTCGAGCGCGGCCAGGTCATCTTCCGTCAGTCGGCCCGAGGCGCGTAGCTGTTCAATGTCGGCCATCTCCGGGAACTCACCTGTCTCTGGATTGACGCGAAACTGTTCCGCCATCTCACGGCTTGCTTCCGGACGGGCAACGCGCTTTGCCGCCTGCACGACCGCAGGGTCGCTTTCGACCGGTGGAGAGAAGTTGTCCACCGACGGACGCGATACCGCGCTGGTGGGGCGCTGTGTTGCGTCTATAGGCTGCTCAGTCCCCGGCGTTGGTGTGGCATCCGTCATGACCGGCTGATCCGGCTGAGCAAAGCGGTTCTGCCAGAACTCGTCGCGCTTCTGGGCGAAAAGCTGATCAGCCCTCTGCTGAAGCTGCGCACGTTCCGTTGCAACCGGCTCGGCTACCGCGCGTCGAGCCGCAAAGCTGTCGTCGATGTTCTCGATTTCCTTCACGACATTGTCGTCTATGCCGGAGAGATGGTCGCGAAGCTCTTGGCGGGCTGCATCGCGCCGGACAGTTGCCGCCGCGCGCTCCGCATCATTCGGGGCATTGGCAATGGCTTGCTCTGCGGACTGCAAGCGTTCGGCCATCTGGTCGGCCTGGATCATCTGGCCGCGCGTCTGGCCGTACTTCTCATTGTCGAGCGACTGCGATTGAAGTCGGGCTATCTCTGTCTGATTGATCTCATGCGTCTTGTTCAGCGCATCGAGGCGATCGAACGTCCCCGGCTCGGCCTCGCGCGCCATGCGATTGATGACGACCTTTGGCAGATCCTGATCCGCAACCCGTGCCACCATGTCTGAACTGGCCGGCGAAAGGTTGACCTCGGAATTGTTGATCATGCCATCGATGGCGTCGTTCAGCGCCACTCGCGAGGTCTGCACGTTGTTCAGTGTGGCAAGGCGATTCTCTGCGTCTGCCTTGAGAGTTGGCGATACGTCCCGGCCGAACTTGCCATGCAGCGCACCGAACGCGCCGCCGATAAGACCGGCCATGGCGATCTGTGAGACAGTCGATTGCCATGAGGTATCGTCGCCAAGCTCGGTTCTTGTCGGCGCTGTGACCAATGCACCAAGAGCTGCGTTACCTGCGGCATCGATAGCGCCGGATACTGCCCGGCCTCCCACCTGGCCGAAGCGCGCGACATTGGCGCCGACGACCGCTTCACCGGCCACGGGAATGTAATTGAGCGGATCAATGGCAGATCCTGCCAGATTGCCGATGAACGATGTAACCGGCCGCTTTTGGCCGTAGAAGTCACGAACCTTGCGGCGGTCATCCATCTCGGCAAGTGCCGCGGCGCGATCCGGCGTCATGCCCTGCTGATATGGGATGTCCTTGCGGAACGATGGCGAGGTTTCGTATTGATCCTTGGTTAGCGGCTCTGAACCGTCATAGGTCGTGCCGGCCGCTCGCCTGATGAGCACGGCGGGATCGATGGCGCGATTGATGGCGCCGAGAACGCCAGAGACTGCACCGCCATCATCGGCGGGCGCGGCCTCTGGTATCGACAGGCTGCGAGCAGCTGTGCCAAGCCCGAAGCTTTCCAGCGCGCCGCCCTTGGCCTGATCCCAGAACGTCGAGCCTGCCGACATCGGCTGATCGAGCGCCGATGTCACGAAGTCCGTATCGCTGAGACTTGCGCCGGTAGGATTCGAGATGAACTGAAAGCTCAAAAGGATGCCCCGATCATTTAAGGATTATCTTCACGGGAACGCCCGGCTTTGAATCTGGCGCGATCTTGCGCCCGATAGCCGCCGCAAGGTTCTTCGGGCTGGTGAAGGCCCCCAGAGCCTGGACCAGCGAGTTGTCATCCCAACTTCCGCCCTTGGATTTGTTGAAGTCATAGGTATCGGTGATGTGCACCGCGCCATTCTCGACTTTGTAGCGAAAGCCACCAAGGATATCCTCAGGCATGCCGCTGCCGACATAGTCCTTGTAATCGATCTTGCCTTCGGTCTTGCCCTGCTTGAGGACAAGGGCCTTGAGCTTTTCCTGCTCGTCAGGCTGAAGATCGTTTTCAGTGATCGGTGCGGTTCGACCGCGCTGGATAATGTCGTTGTAAAGCTTGAGCTTCGTTCCGCCGATGCCCGCGCTTTCCGCCGTTGAAAGTGCGCCTAGAAACCCGCGCTCCACCGAACTCAGATTGCTTAGGTCGGGGGAGCCTTGGTCAGGGGTTGAGTTTTTTTTTACGTCAGGCTGCGCGTCTACAGGCTGGCCGCTCATCCACCGGCTTACTTCCGGCGAAACCTCGTTGCTGTTAACGCTGCCACCCTTGAGGTACTGCTGGACCGCCGTCGGTTGAACCATGCCGGTGTTCGCTTGCCCGGATGAATAGCGGGCTCCCGGTTCATTGCCGCCGATCGGATTGGTGCGGCCCATGTCGAGCACCTTGTCAATTGAAAGCGTCAATGGTTGCCCATTGCTCCCAGTTACGAAGGCGCCGGTATAGGGATCACGCAAGCCAACGCCATTGCCGGCCGGAACAAAGACGCCATTCTCAAGGATATCATCCATACGATTCTGAACGGTTGCGTCGAGAACAGCGCGGCCGCCATCAGCTAGCGTGGACGTCGAACCTGCGACAATCCTTTCGCGCTGCTGATCAAGCGCTGCCTTGAACGATGTCTTGGACGCTGAAAGCCCGGCGGTGAGCAATGACGTGTCTGTGCCCGACGGAACAGGGAGGTTCGCCGTGATACCGCCAGACCCATTGTAGACCTTGTTGTCGCCGAACAAATCCTTGCTCGCCCCGGCCACGGCCGATTGCAGATCCTGGCCCTGAGAGATGCGAACCTGGACGGCCTTTTTCATCAGATCGCCGCCGCGCTGCGCCCGTTCGAGCGAAGATGTATCGCCATAGCCGACGCCATAGGATGCATCACCGATCTGACCCGGGGCCCAGATGGAGGAGTAAAGCGCGTCGTCGATGTCGGTCGGCTTGATTTCGCCGCTCTTCGGAAGCTTGGCAGGATCAACAAGGGCAGCTTGCAGGAGGCGATTAGCCGCGCCCTGGTCACCGCGCGCCGCCGCCTCGACCACGCCTTCAGTCATTGCCGGAAGGCCGGCATCCACCAATTGCTTGAAGACGGCTTGCCTCTGGCCTTGATCCGGCGTCGAGAGTATCAGTCCCGTCACCGCGCCAAGGCGCTGCTGATCGGTGGCATCTGGGTTCTTAAAGGACGCCACGGATTGATCGGCAACGCTCTTCGGCAGAAGCTCAAGCTTCGTCATGCCCATTTGCTGCTGTGCCGCTGCCGTAGCAGCCATGGCAGACTGATAGTTGCCGCTGGTCTGCGCATCCGCCCATGCCTGCTGTACGCTTGGGAAAGCCTGCATAGTGTAGGTAGCAGGGTCTGCCTTGCGGGCGGCTAGCGTCTGACTGGCAGCCTGCGACAGCGCATCGTACTTCTTGCTCTCAAGCGCCGCGTCATTGCCGGATGAAGTCGGGATGGCCGCCTGAACGGCCTTCTGGATATCGTCTGACGACATGGTGCGGAAGTTATAGGACGACTGCGCGACATCGAGCGAAGCAGTGAACGCGTCGTACTTCTGCGGGCCTTCCTGTGGGCCGTAGGCGTCAACGAACTGTTGCTGCGTTGGTGTGGCGCCTGAATATGTCCCGGTGTTCTGAATAGCCGACGGCGCGTTCTGGATGACGGTTTCGATGTTGCCGCGCGCTTCGACCTGATTTTGCTTCAGCTTCGTCGTGGCGAGCTGATAAGCGACCTGCTGATCTTCAGGCGAGATGCGCTTGACCCAATCCGGCGCCGTCGAAACCGGTGCAGCCTGAGCGCCGCCAGCGCCACCGCGCGTTGAGGCATCCTCGATATGCCAATTCTCATTCGCTAGCGGGAACTTGAGGCCGAAGGTGGGGGCGTTCTGATGAAGCCAGTCAACAACTTCCGGCGGCGCGTTCTTCAGGCTCTTGCCATCGTACCCGAGATCGGCGGCATTCCCATCATTGTGTTCTGATTTTCCAGGCGGCGCGACCCATTTGCGAGCCTCTTCAACAGACCCATATTTTTTGAGAGCGCCCTGCCACAACTCGGCCTGATGCTCTGGGCTACGATAAGCAGAATAAACCCCGAGCTTTTCACGGATACCGGGAGGAGCAGCCTGTAGAAGTGCAGCAACCTTGTTGCCGAAACCTTCCTGTAAACCATCAATGGCCGCCTCACCTTTGTCAGTCACGCTTAGGAGAAAAGCGCGGGCATCGGAAGGGCCGGCCTGTGCCATGGTGCGGCCGGGAACTGACGGCGTGCCAGCGCCGGTTCCGGCCAGGACCTTCTTGTAATAATCTGCAGTCTCTTTCGGGATTGCGGAATCATCGCGGCCGGCGGCAAGCCATGCATCGGCGCGGGCCGGGCCGCCATTGTAGGCGATCAGCGCAGCTTCTTGATCGCCGCCATATTTCTGAAGCTGCTTGTCATAGTAATAGGTGCCATATTTCTTGCTGACATCCGGGTTCTTCAGATACTCGATCTTCTGTGCATCGGTCCCGTTGACCGGGAAGTTTGCATCTCCGAGCTCCTGAGCGATTTCCGTGCCAGTGTTTGGCGTGACCTGCATGAGGCCAGCCGCACCCTTGGCGGAAACCGCATTCGGATTGCCATTGCTCTCGACCTGCATCATGGCGCCGTGAACGGGGTTGCCGTTCATGCCCCAGCTTGCCACCTCTGCCGGGTTGGTGTCGGCCAGCAGCTTTAGGCGGTTGGTGTCGGCGCCCTCGATGTAGGCTTTCTTGCGAGCGTCGGCCTCATCAGGTGTCAAGAGGCCGGTCTTGAGGGCCGTATCGATCGTCGCGATATTGTCGGCGCGTGCGGCGTCTCGCTCCTGATCGTTCGATGTGGGGTCGACATAGATCCGGCGCTGCATTTCAAGAGCGTCATCAAGCGATGTCTTTTGCGCCTGCTGACCGAGCTTGAAGCCCACGTCATCAATGCTATCGTTTGCACTCGCAACCGTCGGCGTCGATACGGCTTTGAACTTTTCACGCAAGGAAGGATTGCTAATAAGGGAGGCCGCATCATCCAGGGCCTTCGATGTCTGCTGCGGGGCGCGTTGCCCAAAGGTGCTATAATCACCATCCTGCCGGAAGTTATTCTTTACATCAATGAGTCCTTGAGCAAGCTTGGCCTGCGCCTTAGCAATCCCAAGTGTGTCTCGCTGCTGCTGGATATCATCACCAATCGACGCAACGCTTTGCCCAAGGCTGGCGATACCCCTGCCGATCGCGGTCGTGTCCTGTGTGGCGATAGGGCGGCCACTGACAAAGCTCGACGGCTGCGACAGGTTGAACTTGGTTGGAAGGACCGCCATTAACCGAATGCTCCACTGGTGACGGCCTTGCTGATTCCGCCGGCGGCCTGTCCGAACCCACCAAGAATACCGCCGAGAAGCGATGCCTTGCCGGAACGACGGGCGGCGGCGGCTTGGTCAGTCAAACCAGCGGCACGGGAATAGCCGGTGTAAAGCTGAGTATTTGCATTGAGTTCGCCCTGCCCTGCCGTGTCTGACATGAGCTTGACGATGGTTGGAGCATCCGAGCCAGCACCGCCGCCCGATGAAGCCGCGAGAGCCTGCGCTCGCGAGTTGGCAAGCGTTGCCTGATCCGTGGATTGCGCCGCCTCGCGCTGGGAGGATGCCATCTCTTCCTTTGACTTGGCGTCGAGTTGCATCGCCTGGAAGTCGCTGTCCTTCTTGGCTGCAACCCCGCTTGCAACGGTGCCGACTGCTGAGACGATAGAGCCGATTGCTGCTAGAGCTGCCATTTCCACACCTCATGCCCTTCTTCGATGCCATGCATCTGAAACCCTAGGAACCGCAAAAGCTTCTCCGATGTCTGATAGTGGGCGTCTCGCGGGGTGTAGACCTCGCGCTCGCCAAGCTGTTCGGCTTTCAGCATGAGCCGCTTGAACCGCCTCACGACAGTCAGCGCATAGGAAGGCTTGCCGTTTTCAAGGCGAAGCCATGCCCAGCACCGGCCGCCGCCCCATGCAAGACCGTATGAACAGACGACTTCGCCATCATCGATCGCGACATAGGCCACGGCCGGAAGATCGATCTTGATCCCCTCCATGGCCTGAGCCGCGGAAGCCTCGACCTGAATAATGGTGAGGCTCATCCGTTTGTGGTTATTCCCATAACGATCCCGAGGAACGTCGCCGTATATGGGCTGGAAACCTGAAGGCAGAGCCGGCTGTCCGTATTCCACTCGCCTGGGAACGGGAATGATTCCTCATCCCTTATCGTGCTCAGAACCACGTTGGGCTGTATCTTCCCATCAGCCATCTGTGGCATTGGAAACAACCCGCGATAGGGGTCATCGAACGAATGCCCATAGCGGATGCCGGAGCGGACGAAGTCGGTCAGGATGAGCCCCAAGGAATCGATCGTCTTTTTCTGCAGCATCGCGGTACCGCCTTGAGCACCATATGCTAGCCTGGCTGATTTATATTGAGCGGTATATGGCAAGCCGGCCACCCAGTTTGTGACGGCAGACGGCACGGTGATATTGCCACTTCCGTTCACGGTGAATGTCGCCGGGACACCGGGTGATGTTTCAAGCGGTGCACCATCGGCCCAGACAACCACGCTGGCGCCGACCAGATGCATACCGACATTGACCGTGGTGGAGGCCGGAGAATTCACGCCGGCCTTGAAGGCATCCATGACCTTACAGAGCGTGGCTGGCTTAACCTCGGAATCCATCGCCATCTTCTCGATATATCGAACGCTTGATCCACTGATTGTACGATTGACACAGAAATAAACGCGGTCCTGTGTCAGCGCCGGTAGCACCGCGACACTTTCTATCAATCCATCCGTAGTGATCGGTATGAACGCCGCAACCTTGTCATCGGCTTCATAGACAAAGCAAACAGCGCTGCCATCATTGAGAACTATCCAGATGCGGGTATCGGGCCGGCGCTGAACAGCGAGCTGCTTAATGCCAGAGGCAAAGATATCGGTTGTTAGCTTGCTGATCTCGCTCGCTACATAATCAGCGCTTCCGCCGTCGAATGTGAGTTCCAGAAGCGCTGTGCCAGACCGCTCCACAAATATGCCGCGCGTATCGATTTTCGCGGGATCGATCGCCGCCGCGCCCGTCGTGGAGGAATCTTTGACGCCAAGGTTGGATGGCGTCAGCGGTTCGTCCAGGGACGAAGATTTGACCGTTGCCACAACGCCCTCGGTGCCGGCTAGCAATCGCTGCAGCGATAGCAACCATTGCGTAGCGTTCACCCCACCGGTGGCAATGGATCTGGCAATCGGACCGCTATCACCTTCAACTTCTTCATTGAAGCTCGCGAATGCATCCGAGACAGAACCCCACAGGCGGTCATCCCCTGACCACCACAGACGGCCATCCGATAGCGTGACGGCAGAAGGCCACCCATTATCGTCAGACCACTCACCTTCCCGCCAATCGCGTGTCGGCCCTTTTTTCAGAAAGGGTTTTAGAATTTCGATGGAAACCTGTGTAGGGCCAATATATGCCGTTACGCGGCATATGCCATATCCACCGCCACCATCATATCCAAGGGCGACAAGCGCCGCTCCACTGGTGAAATTCCCTTCAGCAAAGCCGAGACGATACCAATAGATCGAATTATCATCATCATCGGAATAGCTCTTATCGGTGACATTTGCCGTCTCTGTATCGACTTCCTTGAACCCCGTAGTAGCACTGTCAAATGACCGCTGAAGGCTGATAGTGCCGGACCATGTCCCTGCGATGGTGTAGAGAAAGTCTCGATCATTCTCTCCGCCGGCAGAGGTGTTGTTGACACCCGTCACGCGGATCGGGTCCGAGAATGAATCCTCGGAGGAAAGCGATTGCTGAATGTATTGCCCGGACTGATCTAACCTAAAAATTCCGCCAACATGCCCCGTATTGAAAAATGGGGTGTCGGAAAACAGATTGGCGTTTCCATTTAGCCCATCGGTCGTAAGACGGATCGTCTGTGTTGTAGGGGCAACGAATGGGCCGTCATCCGATAGATAGAATGCGACCGACCACGACCGCCTGCCGCGTCTCTCGATACGTCGAGGAGAAACGCCATTGCACGCAATGAAGCATACGTCTGCGGATTGGCTGATGCGTATATTGCCCAAATCCCCTGTTGTCCACGGGGAGGGAAGCGCCATTATCCCACTTCCCTCCACCATGATGCTATCGACCACAGAGTCATAGATATTCGTGGAGGAGAATCGAATTGAATAGGCCGTCGAGGGAGGAGTAAAGGCAAGCGAATGATAGCCGGTAGGTAGCGTAGTTTCTGGTATAAGATCCTGTCCACCAACCGCAACACCGCACCTGAATTGCACAGGTCCATGTGAGACGAAAATCCGTAGGGCATGTTCGATGCCTGGAGAAGCCGTTGCTACCGTCTGGTTGCACATAGCCGTAGCATTGACGAAAACAGCGTTTAGCGTCAGCACGCCGCCCGATATCGTCGCTTGCCCGCCATTGCTGCCGACCGTGTTCCATCCCGTTGCGGATGAAAAGTCACCATTGGTAATCGTGCTCGAAACAGAGACGCGAGTAAGCGGTTCGTCATCAAGGATGATGCTCAGGCTATTATTCGAAAATGCCAAGAGGGCCGCATCCGTTGCGCCAAACACGAATGGTTTCAGCAAGCATTCACCGCTGCCGAGCGCTGATCCGATATATCCGAGGCCGGGGCGCATGAAAGCAGGACCTGTAGCCTTGCAAAGGAAATTTGTCTGGATCTCGGCGGCAAGCCTCATGCGCTCCAGATCGGTGCGCGGCAATGCGGTCTTGTCCTGCACGCCGGTATTGAACGATTGCGCATAGATATTCTGCTTAGCCACGACGACGGTCTCCCGGATATCCTTGGCTTCGCGAGCGCGTCCAGCAACCGGGCGGCTTTTCTCTCACGCGCTCATCCACAGCGTCCTTGGTCTTGGCGTCCTGAAGCCGAGACTTGAACAGGTTATGGAGATCGTTGCGGTTGCCCTTGTCGGACGAGATCGGGAGTCCGCACTCAAAGGCGAGATAGGCCTCAAGCGCCTTGGCGAAGTGCTGGCGCCAAGCCCCGATGTTCCAGCCATATGCCTCGTCATTCGAGATATAGCGGACATAGATCGCGCTGTAGGACGTGTGCCAGTATTGTGTCTCATCCTCGAATTCACGGATGCCCTCGCGATAGGCCGGCTCATAGGAAATCGAGACGGTTCGCACCCAGTCTTCCGGCTTGGAATAGGTATAGTCGAAGCCAAACAGCGGCTCGACATCCTCGTCAGGCTGCATCTGAGCCGCCCGGATCGCGAAGTGCCATAGGCCTTGCTCAAGCATGAAGTTGACGGCATCGTCCCATGCAGCATCCAAGGCGTGCTTTTCGGGCCTGTCCTCGGTCAGAGACGCAAGGTTTGATGGCCCGAGGAGCCGAAGGGCGCCGCGGTAAATTGCAAGCCGGTCTGCCATCAGCCCCAATCTCCAACTTCGATTGCCATTTCACGGACGGCGTCTGCTACAAATGATGGCAGCATTCTGACGCCAACCATTGCGTTCTCATCAATGAGATAAGCGACACTGGACGTTCCATCTCGGCCCCAGCCGAACACGACGTAGCCCACGAGTTCGCCCGGCTCGTAGAAGCCAGCGATCATCGCGGCACGACTGACGATGTTCCGTTGAACTTCATCGCGCTCAGGGACCGGCAGCTTATGGATTTCGCCGCCGGCTTTAAACTTGACGCGGCCAATCCGGTATCCGCTCATGCGGCAAGGCCCTGTGCACGCTGCGAATGCGCGATGGCCGACTGGATGGCCTCAACCTTGGACTTGTGATTGCGGCTGAGCTCGACAGCGCCATCTCTCAGGCGCGCGCGCCAGCCGGTCTTCGGCGTGTGGTCGATATAGTAGCCGTCGGGAATGGTTGCCTCGATCGCAGCAACTTCCTCGGCCGATAGCTTGGCGGACGGCGCGTCCGATTTCCACTCGCGCAGTGCGCGGGTTTCAACGAAGCCGATGCCCTTGCCGGTGACGCGGAGTTGGATGTCGAAGGTCTCGCCGATGACATCGATAAGATCGTCAACGTTGAGGCGATCGACATGATGCGTCCAGTAAGACGGCTTGAGAATGTCTTCGATCGTGTGGTCAGGATCGACCTTGACGTGATGAATGGTGCGCAGATATTCGGCCGGCTGGCGCAGCTTGGTCGGGTGGAGAGTTTTCGTCATGTTTGCCTCTGACAATTGGAGAAGGGGTCCACAGCGGTCAGACAGCGAGCGGCAACAGGAGGATTGCTGCCGCTCGCATCCGATCAACGGTGGAGGCAAGACACCGCGACCGAAGTCGCGATAGTCGATATTAGGTGATGGCTACCGGCGCGGTCACGGTCGACAGACCAGTGGTCACGCTCGACGTGGTGCACTGATACAGCTTGTACTTCGGGCCGGTCGTGGCGATGACGTGAACGATGTCACCGACGCGCATGCCCTTGGCGTAGCCGTCCGAGAAGTAGCCGGCGGCGACGATGGTTGCGTCGGCATCGGCTGCGGTCGTGTAACGCCAGACGCGCGGCTGGTAGCCGCCGATCTGGGTATCGAGTAGTGCGAGGTTGTCAGGTACATATGCCATGTTCTGATCTCCTTACGTGGCAACGAACGCGGAGCCGTCGTGAAGGATTTTCACGATGCCGTTGTTCTGGAGGATCTTGGCGCCGTGGTAGACGGTAGCGCGGGACCACGAAGTGTCCTGCTTGTCGTCATATCCAGCAGCGATCTTTTCTTCGCCCACGTTGACCGCATAACCGATGGAATTGCGATGATACATGTAGCAAACCTCGGCCGCAGTCCCGAGGCCGGTAAGACGGCTGGAGACCAACCAGTTGATGCCCATCCAACGGAACATCTTGCGGACAGGACCGCCGAAGGGCTTCATCTCCACGTAGTCGCCGGAAGCAAATTCCGTCGTCTGCATCAGATACCCACGGAAGGCCGGGGAAATGATCGCGAACATGTTGTCTTCTTCTTCGACATCAACATCGTTGTTGCCGAGGATGGCCTGCGCACCGGTAACCATCGACAGCGATGCTGTCTGGGCCACGGTCGGGAAGTCCTGCGTTGCATTCGCCAGTTCGGCGAGGAGCGTCAGGTCGATGTCACGATTAATGACGGCAATCGAAGAATTGCGCATCACCTGGATCTGGTTGCCCTGCGACGCAAAGACGTTGAAGCCGGTCAGCTCATAGGGAGCGTGCTTCTCAACCAGCGTTGCAGTGGTCTGGTTGTTCGTCGGATTGCCGTAGGGAATCTGACCGTTGGTGCCGCGAGTGACGGCGGTATCGCCACCGGAACCGGAGACAAGGAACGTCGCCTGGTTGCCGGAAACGACAGTTTCCTTGGTGGTGGTAAGCTTGAGAAGGCTCTGCTTCTGCTCGAAGGCAGGGATGAAGTCCTTCTTATACTGGATCATTGCAGCTTCGATGCTCATGATCTCTTCCTTTTCAAATGGTGAAGGGAGGGACTGGAGCCGGAGCAGTGCGAGGGAGGCCGATAGACATGCGGGGCCGTTGCCGGGGTGGCCGCTGTCGAACCGGGGCTTTCACGCTTGGCGGATATGCTGGAAACTGCAGTCTGGGGCCGTTGCCGGGGTGGCCATCATGCAGGCATTAAAAAACCCGCTCGGAAGCGGGCGAACACTGACTGTGATGTCAGAATGGGGTTCAGCGCTTGCCGCGCTTCATGTCCTTATCGAGGATCTCACGATATTCGGCGGCGTACTCACGCTCGTATTTCTCGAAGTCGGTATCGCGGATCTTCTCGATCTCAGCGCGACGGCTGCTATGCTTGGTCTCGGCATCGCTGGACGCGAACACCACGTCGCCGAAGGAGTTCCGGCCCTGGTCCGATGCCCACTGGACGAAGCCAGGGATGTCACCGAGACGCCGGCCGTCGGGAAGTCGAGCTTCCGTCCATGCATCGCCGATATCACCGGCTCCTGACATGAAGCGCTTGGCGAGCTGCATATTGCCTTTGTATTCATCGCGGGACCATGAATCCCGAAGAGCGTCTTCCGCTGTCTCGCGGGCCGTATTGTCCTGCTGGCCTTGGGCTTCAGCGGCCTTTTCGGCCATGTCGACATACCATTCGGCTGCCATCTCGACGAATGCCGGCGGTGCGTTCTTGGCATGGGCGAACTCGGTGAAGCTCGACAGCACCGGCTTGTCCGCATCGACGAGGCGCTTTGTGACCGGCTCCGGCAGCTTGTAGCCCTCGGCCGTATCCGGAATACCCTGATCCTTCCGCCATTCCGCCATGGCCTTATCGTCCTTGGGATCAGGCATATCGCGCTTGATCTTGCCGGAGCGGATGGTGGTTTGGGCTTCCTGCAATGCCTTGACGACGCCAGCCAGGGAGCCGTAGCGCTTCAGGAGCTTGAGCTGGTCTTCGTTGTCGCCGGCAGCCAGCTCACGCCAGTTATCCGGTAGAGCGGCGACCTTTTCATCGGTCTCGGTGCCGTCCGTCTTGGTCGTATCGGCCGTAGTGGTATCGGCGACCTTGTCGGTTGGGGTCTTATCGGTGGCCGTAGTATCGGTCGCCGTGGTGTCCGTCGTCGTGTCGGCGGTCTTGTCGACCACGACCTCATCGATATTCGCTGTTGCCTCAGTCATTCTTTGCCTCTGGGTTTCTCTCTGCTCTCGACTTGCCTTCGATCAGCTTCAAAGCCTCAGGCTCGCGCAGCTTGGCGATCTGAAGCCCGATAGAGCGCTGCCCTTCCATGAAGGAGGTTTCCCGTTCGGTGGGCATGAAGCTCGGCATGCCTATATGGCAGGCATTGAACAGCAGCCACTCCATGAACCGCTTCTGCTGGCCGTCATTGGCTTTGCCATCGAACAGCGCGCGGGCGGCGTAAAGCACCTCGCGGTCATATATGGCTGGCTCTGTCGACTTCATGCGACATGATCCGGGAAGATGATCCGGCTCGACGCCGCGCTACCGGTGATCGCCTGTGTCCCTAGATCGACATTGGCATCCGCCATCTTGCGAAGCTGGAAGCGCTCGCCTCTGGTCTTTGCCTGCCCGATTGCCGCGCCGGTCGCGAACGCCATACAGCCGACAATCATTTCATGCGTCATGGGCGATTGCTGCGTGAAGCGCTGGATTGTCTCGCCAATGGCAAGCATCAGGCGCTCATGACGTTCATCAACCTTTACTTTTGAGATAGACATCAGGCGGCACCGAAAATGTAGCCCACGACAAAGAATGCTAGGAAAATGATGACAAGAACGAGCTTTGCGTGAATGCCATCAATCTCAAAATGGTAATTCAAGGGGGACGTCTTTGTGATTTTCATGCTCATAGATTTTGCCTCTCTATGTCGGTTGGTTACTGCAAGCCTGCCTGCTGAAGCGCCACACTGGCATCGGCGACGTTCTTGCCGACCATGGATGCGTCATTAAGTGCCGAGGCCGCCTGCGTGATGCCCTGAACCTGCTTCTGCTGGTTCTGATCGGCCGTAGCCTGCGTCTCGTCCTTGAACCAATCGGCGGGCGCTCCGGTGCCCTTGACGGCATCCTTGGTCATCTTCTGCAGATCCATCGTGGCCGGCAGGGTCTCATCGTACTGAGCGCCGGCTGCGATGATCTGAACGCTCTCTTGGAAGGCGGAGACAAGCGCCCTGCCCTCGGCCGTATTGAGCGGGCTTTCGAAAGTGAATGTCACCTCCTGGCCCTGCAACTCGTCCGGCATCTCGCCGATTTCGAACTGGCGATTGTGCAAAGCGATCTGGAAACCGGCATCAAGCAGCGGCAGATGATACTCGCTTTCGATCGGGCCGAAGAACGGCAGCGCGGCGCGGCGGAATTCTGCCACGCGCTGGCTGGTCTCATAGGCTGTCATCTCCCGTGTGTCGGGCAGGAACAGCTTGTTCAGCAAGAAAGCCTCGGCAATCATGCTGCGAACGTCGTTCTTCAGCTCAAGGCCTTGTGCGATGTTGCCGGATTCGATGGTCTGAAGCACCTTGCGGATATCGTCGGTGTCTTCGAGATCCACATAAGTCATGCCGCCGGCATACATGTTGACCGCATCGCGGAACATCGCGCCCTTGGCAACCATCGGCGGATCGACGGCCTTCTCACCCTGCTCGAGGATGATGCGGGCCATCTGTTGGATCATGCGGCCATCGGGCAGCGAGTTGATCGTGGCCGGAGAGAACCCTTGCGGGAAGTTCGACAGCGTGCGCCAGCGCGGAACGACGTAATTGAATACCGGAAGGCCAGCCTCTCCAAGGATCTGCTCATGGTCCATGTCCATGTAGATCGAGAGGAACGGGAACTTGGCGTACTTGCGGCGCATCACCTTGTCGTCGCCGTAGATTTCATCGGTCGGCATGACGATGTGGCGGCAGTTAAACTCCTTCGACGGCTCCTCTGTGGCGGCCATCTTGATGTCCGAATGAACCTTGTCCTTGTAGACCTTGACCAGATTACGGGCGGTCTTCTTAATCTTGCGCTGGAGATGGTCGACCGTGCCGACCTCATTGATCATCCATGCGCAGTTCTTCGGATGCCAGGCGCGGAAGAGCATGTGATCTCGCGTCGGGCTTTCCTCGACCGATATGACGCCGTTACCGAACGCCACCCAGTCATGATCGACCTCGATCGTAGCTGCCGTGAATTTGGCGCGACGGTCATAAACCAGCCGGCGATAGCGCTTCGTGGCATATTCCAGCCAGCGCGCAGGGCCTGGAGCGTCGTCGATCTCTTCGCGTCCGGTCTTGATCTCGAACCAATCGCCTTGGCGAAGCATGGCAGACGGCGCATTGCCGAGCGTTTCGCGGGCCTGAACCGGATAGCTTTCCATCAGGTTCGTGCTGAAGTCATCGCCAAGGGTCAGCTCGCGCGTGAAGTCCGAGCGCATCGGGTAGTAATTGTCGGCGATATCCTGACACAGGCTATCCCACGGCTGCTTCTTGGTGAACAGCGCGTTGCCGATGCGGCAAAGCTCCTTGGCCTTTGCGTCATCCATCAGTTGGACTGTCCAAGCAGGCTATTCCCATACGCTGTCGTGCCAGCGCTTGGCGCAGCGGAGCGCGTGGCCGGCGTCGTCAGAACGGTGGACGTGCGGCCAGACCGCTGCTGAACCGCTGCGGCTGCGCGCTTCTGGGCTTCCTTGACCGCCGGGTCTTCAGTGTCCGGCATAGGCTGGACAGGCGTAGGCTTTGGCGTGGAGCCACCGAATAGACCGCCCATGGCTATCTCCTTGCTTTGTGCTTTGCATGCCCGAGATTGACCACGGGACGAATATGATCGCGGCGCTCTTGAGCCGCCTTTGGTCGCTTGAGGCCGCCAAGCCCAGAGGCGGAAAGCATGATGGTCGTGTCGCCCTTGTCAGGCGATCGGCCTAGCCGCTCTCTCATCTCTTCCTTTGGACCGACGAGGATATCGCCGCCGGTCTTCTTGTTCGGCTTGACCTCGTAGCGATACGCGGCAAGATCAGCGGCTAGTTCAGGATCTGGCGGCAACGCAACGGTCGACCCATATTCAGGATCAAGTTGCTCGCGGAACTGCCAGACGACTTGCGCCCTCAGGTTATAGAAGCGGAACATCCCGTCCCTGCTTGCGCCGGACGCTGTCTGGCTTCCCTTGAAGCCGTAGCAATCGACATCAGCATGGGCGAGCTGCGTCAGCGTATCGCCGCCGTAGCCGCCGCCAGCATCGACCACGACACGACAGCGGTCGCGCATGACCTTGACGATCTCGGCTGCGACGGTAGGGCCGTCTGGCGTGTCCTTGCCATCGAAGCTCTTGAACTGGCTGTACCAGAAATCGTATCGCGCCTGGATCTGCGTCTTGTCTGCTCCGCCTTGCGCAACGTCAGCCGCGACAGCAGTCATCGGCGTGTTGACCGGCGGCGAGGAAATCCACCTGATCTGCGCCTGCCTGATCCATTCGGACGGGATTACCTGCCATTCGTGATCGGCTCGTCCAGCATTGAAGTCACCATAGAGGAGCTGCGAACGAAGCGGCTCCGGCAATGACTGAAGCTTGGCGCGATATCCTGTGTCCTTCAGATATGGGTTGTCGTTCAGACTGGCCGGGATGAAGGTCCGAGACATCGCCTCATATTCTTCACCATTGCGCTCATACATGCCGGGTCCATCGACCCATTCCGTTTCGCTTGCGACGACGATTGCCCATCGAAGCTCGCCCGGAAGGGCCTTATTCGGGAATGACGGGTCCAACCATGGGGCAAACTCAACGATCATCCATTCGCCATCACCACCTCGAGGCGGGTTCGACCCGAGGATAACGCGGCATCGCTGCCCTTCCCTTGTCGACCGAAGCCAGCCGATCAGGGAAAAAACCTGCTCCTTTAGAAACTCGCCTGCCTCGTCAAAGGCTAGATAGTCCTTCGCGTTACCAGCGTGCTTGCGCCAGTCGTCCGGCTGGTTGAGACCCGCGAACTTCAGCCTGCCGCCGTCATTGCGCTTGAAGACGTTTTCATTGCCGCCGACGAACTTGCCGTAGTGCGGCTCTCCGACTTCCTTACAGAACTCTATCAGGCCGTCGAGCTGGACGGCTTCGCGTCGAAGGATCAGCCCATTGAAGTGGCCAGTGAAGTAAGCACCGATCTCCAATGCCGTCTTGCCGCCGCCTGCCTGCCCGCCGTAAAGCAGGATGTCAGCCTCGCTGAGCATCGCTGTCGTCTGCGGGCCAGGGTTCGGAAGGAACGGTCTATCCAGTTCTACCGCAGCCAGAGCCTCAAGCTCCTTGCGCTGCTCACCCGTCAGGTTCGCAATGACAGCCTCAAGCTGGCTTAGCTCAAGAGTTTGCATTCATGCCCTTGGCGAGCAAAAGCGCTACAGCCTTTGCCAGATCTCTATCGGAAGTGGATTCCGTCTTGATCGGCTCACCGTCCTTGCCAGTGATTTCCCGCTTGTTGGTGTATGCGTTCCCGACTTCCTCGGCCGCCTGCTTGAGCAGCGACGACACCAGAACCATGTTGCCACGATCTTCAGCCTTCTCGGCCATGCGCTGCAGCGTGCGAAGACGAACCGCGCGATGGCTGATGGCGATAGAAGCTGTGTCCTCTAGGAAGGACTTGCGGGTCTTCTCGAACAGCAGCCGCCACTTGTCTGAGAGGTTGCTGCCGGCCTTCTTCGTAGGGTCGTACGTCTCGACCAGTTGCCTGCTGATATCGACGCCGAATTCCTTCTTGACTGAAGCGGCAGCGATGGAAGGGCTATCGAAGCATGCCAGAGCCTGGACGACATAGGTTTTCACCTCATCGGTGAGCTTTGCTTTCGCCATGGTATCGTCAAGACCCCGTCAAATTTCAGGCGACACGCAGATTGCAGGTCCCGCACGCATGATCGATGCGAGCGTGGGCTATCTCTGGCGGGCGGTTGGCAGCTTCGACCATCTCACAAACACCTGAGGCATCAGCCCCATATCGACGGACAACGCCGATGAACTGTTCGACATCATGTCCCCGGATGGTGAATACTGGCTCGCCCGTCATCTTGTGGAACTTGGGAGCGCCGAATTCATCCACGTCCTGTGCGGCGTGATAAAGCTCGTGCTCGACCAGCGCCATGAACTCAGCGTCTCCGCATTGGAGGCAATACCCAGCATCGAGCGTGATGATGAAATCCGGAGTGGTCCCGAACCATTCGATTACCTGTTGCTCAGCGCGGGCGCGGGACCATTTGCCCATAGCGCCTTGAGGTTTCCCCTCTTCGCACTGGCCGATGACCTGCTTGCCCTTGCGGGTGTTCTCGACGATCGTCCAGAGGTAGCCGATATGGGCTTCGGCCAGGTGCGCGTGATCTGGATTGTAGACCCGCGAAGATTCGTCGAAGAATGTTGCCTTTATCCATTCAGCCATACCGACGGCCGGGATGAAGGTAGCAGACGCGCCGATGTCGAATAAGCTCTCTGGCGGCATCGGTCGTTTCGACATCGTGGCCGCCATCAGATTACCTTCCGGTTCAGTGAACAGTCAGCCACAGGTCATTGCCGGGCGGCTGGTATGTCTGGCATGAGGAGAGCATGAGCAGCGCGAGGAGAACGAATGTGCTGCTCATGATCGTTATCATCCGTGTTATGCCTTCTGGACGGTGAAGCTGATGATCAGCGTGCCGCTAAGCGCCACTGATGCATGGATGTTCTGGATGACGATGCTGGCCGACCCAGCGGCGCACTTGGCCGTGGCTACCGCTGGCGTGCCAACAGCGTTGGTGCCATTGGCAACGGAGACGAAGATCAAATCCGAAGCCAGCAGCTTCGTATTAGTCAGCGTGAGGGTGTAGGTTGCCGCTGCCGCCGTCGACAGAGCTTCCGTCGTGATCTTGCCGGAGAGCTTGGACAGCGTGACGGCGCCAGCGACAGCGGTTGCCGTCTTCGTGCCTTCATCGATTGCAAGCGCGCCCTGGCTGCGAAGAACGCCGTTTTCGTCGATGCCGAGCTTGCGGCCATAGAGGGAGTGATAAGCCATTTTACTGCTCCTTTGTGATTGCTATTCGCTTGTTGCTTGGGGAGAAGTCGCTAGTACATGCCAACGATGCCTGTCGCCGTCGTGCCTGTGGCGCGAACAGCGACGATCGAGATGTTGTATTCCACGCCAGACAGCAGGGTCAGGGAACGGTCGGCCGTATCATTGGCAAACCGGACAGCAAGCGTGCCGCCAGCGGCGCAGATGACCTTGCGTGTGCCCGTGAAGGTGTTCGTTGCATGGGGCGCAATATCGAAGGAGCTCGCCGCTGGGCCAATCCATTCGACCGATGCGCGGGATATTGGGTTGGCTGCCATGTCGTGATCTCCTTAAACCTTGATGCCGGCCGACTTGAGGACGGAGGTCGCGGCATTGATGACGCGCTGCCATTCCCGCTTGTTTGTCGGCTTGGCCTTCTTTGCCGCTTCGATCTTCTTCTTGGCGGTGGTGAGTTGCTTGTCAGGCATGGGCTACGCCTTTCCGGTGAAGGTCATATCGTGCTCGGCGCAATAGCGGCGGAAGGCTGCTTCGTGCAGTTCGCCAGCGGTCATGTCGATCGAGTGACCCATCGTGCCGCCCTTCCATGATCCCTTGCGCTTTCCGGTCTCGCCTGAGAACTCTATATCGAGAGAGCGCCTAACTTTTGCGCGGCGGAAGAGCGATAGCCACTTGAAGTAGCCAGTGCCGAACCGCCACTCCATCTCTCCGACGTGGGTAGTCGCCGTCAGTCCCTCGCCATCAAAGTCCTTGAAGGCAAAGACAGCCCTTGGCATCGCGTCTTGGAATTCGCGCTGGATGCGCCAGGCATTGCGCCTGACTTCGATGTCGCTGCTTTCCCAGTCGGTGCGCAAATGCTCGCCATCGAGGCCATACCAAGACTTGCGGACATAGCGCCACTGCGTCCAGGGCAGGAAGCAGCTCCAGCTTTTGGTTGTCTCGCTGTCGTGCGTCTGGCGTCCAAGCCTGAGCGACAAGTGCCCTTCGCTCAGGGAGAAGCCGTATTCGCGCTCATCAACCTGATAATACCAGTCACGGCCCAGGCGCTCGACGGTCGCTGCGTCCCAAGAGACAGGGTGAACCTTCTCCATATATGGCTTAATGATCTGAGGCAGCCCGACGATCACCGTGAACCCATAGCAGCTAAAGCGAAGGCTGCAGCCGGGGTCTTCGTCATCGCCAGAACCCAGAACTAACGCCAGGTGCTTGAAGCTCTTGTCGCGGGCGAAGAGAAAAGGGCCGAGGTGGCGATCATTGTCGCCCCAGCGTCTTACGTGCATATCGGAATCCTTTGTCGGAAGGATGGACGAGCGGGACCGACATCCCGCCCGCCCGTTGCGCAACTTCTCTCGATCTGTCGGGATCGATCTATTGATTCATCACTGATGAGAGGCCGGCTGGCCCACTTGGCGCTGTAATAATGAGGCTGGCGAGCCCGGAGCGGCAGCGCGGCGTCTTCTGCCACGAATGAGGCCATGGTCTTGTCGCCGGGGACAAGTCGAAATACCCGCTCCCTACAGAATGGGTTAGGAGACCTTGTCGAAGGTCAGCTGATATACGGCGCCGATTTCGAACTGATCGATGGCGGCCGGGTTGGTGATCGTCATGGCGATGTCACCGGACGGCGTCCACTTTGACCAATCGCCATTGCCTTCGGGCAGGCCCTGCAGATAGGTGCCGAAGGCCGCGCCGAGCTTGACCTCGACATTGACGGCATCAGCCTGACCCGTGGCGCGGTGATTGATTTCCTTCACGTAGAACATTGCTTGGACGGACATTCGTCTTCTCCTTTGTTGGCCCGGTTACCGCCGGACGCGGATGGAATTTGGCCAAGATCATGGCGCTGGACGTATCTGCCGTTCTCGATCGTCACCGATCGCATCGCGCAAGGACAAACGGGCTGACCGTTCTGCGGGCCAATGCAGTTGCAAGCATGCGTGCCTGCGCCAATCTCATGATCCCCTTCAAGAGCAGCCTGGCGCATGAACCAATCCTTGACGATGTTCATTTGCATGGCTCTCTCCAAAACGAAAACCCGCCGACCGGGTGACAATCCGGTGACGGGGTCTCTGGCGCTAAACTGAATTGGTCGGGTAGGTGAGCAAGACACCTACGCAGCGATCCTCTTGCCGGCAACACGCTGCGCTTCCCGATTGATGACCCGTAACGGTGCGCTTCTACGAGAGGCGGAGCGGGTGCTGTTGTCGTTGAGGCGACAAGGATTGGCGAGACATCAAAGCCTGTAGTCTCGCCGGCATTCGCCTCGAATAGAAAAACCGCCCGGTGGCGGCTGGTTGAGTGTGCGATCTTCGCAAATCACCACTATAGTTAATCTATAGCTATTTCGCTTAACCGGAGCAATAGCGCGTCAAGCACTTTTTCGCTTAGTCCCCCGGTTTGCATAGCCCCATGTCCGCGCCAGTTCGTCAAGCCCATCCTTTAGATAATCTGTAAGCGTGTGGCGTTCCCGCTGCGTCTTCGCCAGCTCCTGGATCGCATAGCCTTGACCAGCAATCTTGCTCATGATGTCGTAGGCGCGAACGCCGAGAATTTCTTGCGCTCTCTTCAGTTCTTTTCCTGCGCGGATTTGACGCTCTGTCAGAGGTTCGCGCGCGCCGCCGCCATCGACGTGCTCACGGCTATAGTCGAACGATCCGGAACCGGCCCCGCCCATAGCCTCCCATAAGCCGCGGAACTTGTCGGCCGCCGCCTTCTGGGAATCGTCTATGAGTTTCCGCGCCGAAAGCGTGGTGATAGCGCTCTCCCGGATATTGATCTGCGCCTTGGTCTTGAGCGGATTGGCGCCCTCACCATCATGGGCTTTGGAATAGTAGGGATTGTCGACGTAGACCGACTGCAGTTTTGCCTTTTCCTGCCACCCATCGATGATCTTCTTTTTCTTCTTCGCTACCTTATCGTCCGCCATTTCATTGCCCTCGTGTTCGAGCCGCCGCTCGTTATCGAAAATTCGGGTGGGTGATCGCCGATAGGATCATGTCCATGGCGATCGCCTTGTTTGTGTGCTGGGAGCGCCCGATATCGACGTAGGCATGGATGCCGCTCGGGATATGAGTGATGCGGACGCCGGGGCACGTTCCAACATGCTGGCCGCCGCGCTGGTGGATGCCGGGGATCGGCCACACCTCGATCTTCAGATCTTCGATAGGAATGTCGCTCATCGTGCCGCCACCATTCGAAACAGGCTCTCAGCCCGCGCGAACTTCGCTTCCTTGACCGACGGGCCGTCGAACATCTCGCCTCTGATTGGCTTGCCGTTCATGAAGTTCAGCATGTGCTTGAGGCACTCTTCAGCAGCTTCGCCTTTGCTGCCGAACACCTTCGGCTTGCCGCCCGCGTCCATGATCGGAGACGGATGAGCGTCCCGGCAAAGGCGGATCATCGCCAAATATTTTCCGTTCGGTAGGCGATACGGATCTGCTGCGTATCGATTGGTCATCAATGAATCCATCCGCATCGAAGAGCTGTTGCGACAAAGACCAATGTCGAATTGCCGGCCCCTACCCGTTCTCGGGCTCGCTCCATCCTGTTGCTTACCGCTGCTTCGCTGATGCCAGCGTCATGAGCTATCTGCTTGAGGACGTGGCCATCGGCGATCTTCTGAAGGATCTCGATTTCGACTTGCTTGAGAGGGCACGTCATGCCGAAGCCCTCCCTGCCGGGGGCGCCCACATCTCGCCGGTCGCCCAAAAGAAAATCGTGCCAGTTGGAACGTTGCTGTATCGAGCCTTCAACTCTGCCCCTTCGGCAATGAGGCGATATCCTTGGCGCTGAAGCTCCTTGGCGCGGTCTTGGTGGATGATGCGCCAATCCTTGAATTCGTGCGGCGAAGGGAGATAGCTGACCCTTGGACGGCTCATCTCGGCGATCATGGAAGCCTCGCGACGAACCATGCTCGCAAGCTCCGGCGGACGTGGGCAGAACCTCACCTCTTCAAGCCAAGTACCCTTTACCAGCTTGGAGACTACGCTGCGCAGAGCCTCGATAGGCTGGTCAGCCAGAGCGTAGTGATACTGCCGAAGCAGTGCATCACCATCGACGCCCTTGGGCAGGGGAAGCGATACGAAGATCGGCTGAAGAAGCCGATCGAGTGATGGGTTCGTGGTCGATTGTTGGGTGTTCGTAGCGTGCTGCATCTTCTTCTCTCAAACGATCGTTGACGGCATCGAGGACGGTGCGTTCTCGTGGCGGCGCTTGGGATTGGCGGCCAGATCGGTTTTCCAGCCATTGCGGATCAAACCCTTGCCAGCCGTTGGCAATCATGGCGTCGGCGGCTTCGTTGGGGTTGGGGCATTGGGCGAACTTGGCAGCTAGGAGCTTGGCCGCATGCACCGAAATCGGCTTCCGGATTTTCTGGCGATGATCGATCACCGCTGCGGCATGCTCCTCGTCGAGAACCAGCAGCAATTCGCTTCGAGGCGTCGGCTTCGAAGGTGCTTGCGCCGGATCATCCGAACGAAGTGAGGATGTTTGGGTAGTAGTTAATTTCTTTAGGGGGTGTGGGGGATTTTCTTTATCAGAAGAAGGGACAGCACCGCCGTCTGAAACGTCTGAAAGGTCTTGATTGTCTGAATTAAGACGCTTTTCAGATGTTTTTTTGCTGTCATAGTACCGCTTGTTGCGAGCCTGACGCGCTGTGAGCACCGGGGTACCAGCCTCATTTGCCGCCTCAAATGCCTCAGCAGCAATGAGCGCATGCTCGATTGAAAGACCGGCGTCGAGCATGCGGCGAATAGCGGCTGATACGCTCATTTCACCACCTCAATCTCAATCTTGTGGCAAGCGCGCATAAGCTTCTGCTTGAGACGGAATACTGGCGTCATGACGCCCTTGATATCGATCACGCGCCGACGGCGAAGCGAGATATCCCAGAACACGAAATCAGCGCGGTACGTGGCGACGAGAACACCGTTGACGGTCAAGGTATACGGACGCTGCAGTTCAACGTCAGCGACCTCCCCTGCCCGCTCACGAAGCTTCAGGGCGGCGTAGTATGATGCCTCGCGCTTGCTGTCGAAGCAGATGCCGTCGATGAGCGTGCGCTTGGCGCGGAACTTGTTCCCGCGCTTCGGCTTGGCGATGGCGGCCTGATATTCCGCGCGGGTCATGACTTCGCTCATGCGTTCCTCCCGGTGCGGATCTCGCGCAGATTGGAGCGGGTCTTCGCCATCCATTCACGCTGGTAGGCTTTGCGGGCTTCCCGCTTTATCTTCTGCGTGTGTATGGCTTCCATCGTTTCGTTGATGAGGCGGTCGGCTTCAGCCGGATCTATGCCAAGCTCTTGGGCTATTGCTTCAACGTCAGGGCCGAATAGTGCGTAGGCTTCAGCGAACGTCATGCTGCCACCTCGCGATAAGCAGCATAGTCCTCGGCGCGCTCCAGCATCTTGCGGCACGGCGGGATCCAAACTAGCTTTGTTGTGGTGACGCCATTGATCCAGACCAACCAGCAATAAGACGTGGCAGTCGATCCGGTCGCGGTCAGTCGGCCCTTGACCATCGGGACACGCTCGGAGAACTGAGCGACGATAGATGGCGGGTTCTTGCTGAATAGGTTCTGGTATCGCCCAATGCCTTCCAGGAATGATGTGCGGACGATCATGGCCACACCTTCGGTTGCCAGATCGCGCGCCTTGGCAATAAACTGCTCGGCAAGGCGGAAGGGCGGATTGCTGATGATCCAATCTGAGTTGACGATAGGAGACGGACCCATGAAGAGAAAATCGTACTGGAATGGGAACCCGTTCGTGTCCGGCTCTATGCCGTAGTCGTGCACATCGCTTGATGCGACATACCGGAAATACTCCCCAAGGGGCTCGGCCATGTGCATGCGATTGCAGGCAGGTTCCCAAACCGTCTTGCTGGTCAGATGGCATCCGACCAGAACGTGCTCGCATAGCGCCCGCGTCGCCCACGGCTGCGTTGGGAAGTCGTCGAGACTATCGTGCGGCTCGCTGCGCTGCTGCATCACTGCGGAAGAGGTATTCTGGCTCATGCCGCCTGCCCTTTCCGCTCAAGAGCCTTCAGCCACCTATCGCAGCGATCCCGAATGCGGTTGATGATTGCGAGCTTCGAAAGCTTCACGCCGTTGTCGCCCTTGTTCATGCTCCCCTTGAGGCGGAAGATTTGAGCGTCTAGCTCGGCTATTTCTTCGAGGAGGAGATCGGATTCGGTCATGCTGACAACTCCCGCTTGGTCTTTTCCCACGCGTCCTCACACTTCCTCTGTATCAAATTGAAGCACTCGACCTTGATGCCGAAGTCAGTCGGCATTTTTTCGGAAGCTTGAAATGCATCTCGGAAAGGCTGCGCTTCATTGGACTTCCGGAGCCATTGAGAAAAGTTGATCATTCGGCGGCCTCCAATGCGGCCGCGCCGCGCGCAGAACGTGCTATCGAAATCAGAAGGTCGCGGAATGGCTCCGGCGTACCGATCCGCGGCGAACTGTCCGTTCCGCCGCCGCGCGCGCCTACTTCTCCGAGGCGCTTGGCTCGCTGTAGCCCCATGCGAGCGACAACTGCCGGGTCGAATCTTGGCTCGCTGTAGCCCCATGCGAGCGACGGGAGATCGTCAGCGCTTATCCCCCAGGTGCAGAGCAGGGTGGGCTTTCTGGCATAATGCCCGTATCGCCCTTGCTCGACGCAGCAAGTCCAGCCGCCAAAATAATCGGCCATGATCCAGCCGCCGGCACGATCGGGCGTATTCAGATCGAAGTGCGGCCACGCCAGAGAACCCCAAGGGTGTTCGATAACCCCGCCGTAGGTCCGGGCTGAATTCAAGGCAGCTTCGAAGCATCCGCCATCATCACCGAGACGCTTGCGCTCGCCGGTAAGCTTCACGGCCAAAGGCTGTCCGAACCACATCTTACCCCAGCGCTGGCATGGAGGATGAGCGACGACCGGCCATGGGCCGGCGTATTGGCGTGCATCACGCTCCTCATCCCAAGGAACAACGCCATCGAGACCGTAATAAGATCCGTCCTTTTGCACGTAGAGGGCCGCGATCATTGCTTAGTCCTTTTTTCCCAAGCAAGACGAATCCATTCCCACGCCCGCCGAAGCAGACTTTTCGTCAGCCGTTTCATTATTGCTCCGCATCTGCCGGCGTTCGGCCTCGTACCGATCCGCCGCGCTTTCGTTCGCTACGCAGGCATGCTCGTAGTAGAGCTTCAGCCGGCGGTAATATTCTCCTGCTACGTCCTTCATCTCACGCGACTTATATTGAAGCCGGTAGAGGTAGCTTTCTGGGACACCGCTGTTTTCTGAAAGGCGATGCCTGATCAAATATTCCTTGTCGCCACGGCCCCGGAATTCGAGGCTCATAAGCTTGTCGGTCCAGTTGATGGCCTCTTTTAACGCTACGCTGCTCATCTCTTCCTCGGACTGTTTCTTTCCAAATCGTGAGTCATTATTGGTTTTTCGGAACCTGTAATTTCCGTACATTCCTGTGCTCCTGTGCGATCACTTGTCTCGTTCGAAGGAGACACCAATGCGCAGGACCGATATTGAAGGAGAGGGAAAAGGCACTGACGCCAATCAGGCTAAATCCCTCTCCGGAGGCCCGCCGTCGGGACCGAAGATCATTCAATTTCCGCGAGATCGGCGCGCCGCCTCGGTCGATCTTGCTGCTGGCGACGACAGCGGATCGTCGCCAGCCTCATTCGAAAGTCTTGGTTCCGTTACTCAAGCCGTCGTCATGCGACTGGCGAATAAGCGGATCCGGGTGAAAGTTCAGGTCCAGACCACCGAGGGGACGGAGTGATCTGGACCTTCTTTGAGCGCGCGGAGCTTTGGAGGGGGACGCGCTCAATTGAAATTCAATAGCTGTCAGGGTTGCGCCGAGGACGGCATCGGAAATTAAGACTGTCACCCTCAGGCGCTCCGGATTCGTCGGATGAACCGCGCGGATTAAGCCGCGAGATCATGATGAGCCCAGCAAGGAAGAAAGCCCCGGTCGCAATGGTGATGAGGAAGACGACGAAGGCCGTGCTCATTCGCTGTCTCCCCGCTCGCGGCTGATCCGCCCAGAGAGGCAGCAAGCGCAGGCACAGAGAAATGTGGCGGAGAAGCAGATGACGATCACGGCGACGAATGATGCTTCAAACATTGTTCCGCTCATGCCGCCCTCCCCGCCCGGATTTCTTCAGGCTGAACGTCCATCATGCATTCTTCGCAGTGCCGCTCGATCTGCTCAGCGATCGACAGCGGCTTCCAGCATTTGGGGCAGCCGATGTAATGGCTTTGGATTAGTTTTCGGTTTGGAGCTGATTGCGTCATTCGGCTGTCCTCCGCTTGATATTGAGGCGATCCGCGACGACGGGATGATTTTCGAGGAGCCACACATGATGATCGTGCTCGCTGTCATCCATGAACTGGAACCAAGGATAATCCTCAAACCAAAGATCGTTCAGTTCAGCATATGCTTGGGCGGCACCTTGGCATTCAGGATGGGTGTAGGTGCCGAATGGCTCGCCTTCCCACACGCCGAAGGCGTAATGAGCAGACTCGCCAACCGCGATATCTGTGTTGCATTGCTCGCATCTATGAGCCTTGCGGACAGCCTTGATATTCTTCGAGGTCAGGTTCATGCCACTTCCCTTTCCCGCATCGCGACCTTGCACGAGTGGCAATGGTCAACCGTGCCGCTTCCGCACATCTTTGGAGTTCGGCAATGAGGTCTCAGAAGTTTGGCCGGTGCGACCTGAACAGAGGCACCGGCCTGTGCGGCGAACGACTGATGATCGGTTACATGATCGCCTCCTGTGTTGGCGGCGGCGCTGCCTGTATTGGTCTCAGCTGGACTTACGCGCTCGACGCTGGGGGCTTCGGCTTCGCCTTGAGAGGCCGTAGCAATCTCGGAATTGGCGACGGTTCCGCTCTCGGGGCCGACAACTGTCTCGCTCTCTTTATCGGACGCGTTTCCCCGACCAGCCAATTCGGACGCGAGGGCAGACTGGCGCGACCCCTCGGAACTTGCGGCGCTCTCTCCGCCCGTCACGCCTGCGCTTTCGGCGCCGTCGACGTTCACGCCGGGAAACTGCCCGGTCAGAGCTGGGATCATCTCAGGTTGCCCCGATACTCCAGCCTCAGCCAAACCACTGGCGTGGTCGACCATGGTTGCGGCCCTCTCGGATACCGCCTCCGCCGCCTTGCGCGGGGATTGAAGTGGCATTGCTGCCGATTTGCTGAGGATCGCTGCGACGCGGGCGTCAACGGTCACCGTCAGATGGTTGCCATCTTCGTCGTCGCGGTCGATGATGGTTATCTCGCCGGTCTCGCGATCATGCGGCTCATCGAAAAAGCTCGGCTGATCGATCATTCCGAGCGCGGCCATATAGGTGTCGAGGATTGCTTCCTCTTCGGCGCGCTCGTTTGCATCCTTCTTGCGAAGCTTGATGATCGTGTTGATCGCGCCGACGTCATAGCCACGGCCTTTGGCCTCGCCCTTCACGTCCTTGATGTCGCCGGAAATTGCGGCCTTTTCCTCTTCAAGTCTCTCTATCCGCTCTATAAAGGAGCGGAGTTCGGCGCGGGCTACGCTGTTTACGTCTGTCATGGTCAAACCTCAGAATGGAAGGTAATCGTCGTCGATGGCGGGCATCGGCGGCTTGGGAGGTTTTGGATTGCGGATCTCATCGACGAGAGCGCTGCAGGCGTAATAGCCAGACCCGTCGCTCTCGGTTTCGAGGCAGGCCTGCGCGTAGTATCCGGCGATCAAAGCGCAACGCTCACGCTCGGCGAGGAGCGCCTTGGCGACCTCAATCGTGATCTTCCGCCAACCAAAAGCCTGCGGCATGGTCTTGGTGACGGCCTCTGCCGCCTTCATGATGTCTTCGGGGATGGTCTGGGCTTCGGCGCTCATGCTGCGGTCTCCGATTGGCCGAAGACATCGGGGCGAAGATCACGTCTGGAAATGCCAGTGATGCGCTCAACGTCGAGAACGCGCTCGGCAGGAACCTTTTTCCATTGGGATACAGCTTGGGATGTTATCCCACCCAGCGCTTTTGCGAGGGCGGCGGGGCCACCGGCTTTTTCTTTGGCGATATCACAGACGTTTTCCATGCGCCTATTGAAAGCATATCTTTCACAAAAGCGCAAGCACCTCTTTCGATGAAAGATCGGCTTTCTTGATGCATATTCTAGCTATGACAACTGCGCGCCGAGTCGATGAAGAGAGGGGCAACAGAATTCGGGAGGTTAGAACCGAAATTCTGAAGCTCGGATCACAACAAGCCCTCGCCGACCTCTTAACCCGTGAGGGTAAAGGGGTGACGCGCGGCGCTGTCGGAAATTGGGAGCTTGGAAAGGAAGTTGGGCTGGACGCCCTTACAGTTCTATCGCGCATTGCAGGCGTACGTATTGAATGGCTTGCGTACAACGATGGCGAGAAGCTATTATCTTCTATCGCTGGTCCAATGGAACCAGCGAACGCCAGACAGACGGGGGAATTTCTCCGGAGCCTGGTCAAGGTTCCTCAATATGGCTCCGCCGTTGGCGGGGAGGATGGCGAGTTTGTTTTGAATGGTAACCGCCTAGATGATGTTTTTGCCCCACCAAGCTTGAACGGCATTCAGAATGCCTATGCTGTGCAAGTATCAGGCGACAGTATGTATCCGCGATATGAAGATGGTGAGACAGTCTTCGTGAACCCGAATCGCCGTACCGTTAAAGGTGATTACGTTATTGCTGAAATACATCTGATCGAGAATAACCCGCCGTTGGCCTATATAAAAAAACTGGTGAGACGAACCGATAAAGAATTGATCCTTGAGCAGTTCAATCCTCCGAAAATATTGAAGTTCGAAGGCGACAGGGTGAAGAGCGTCCACTACGTTTTGAAATCCGGCGAATAACCCTCACTCACCTTCCCTATTCCTGACGTCGCACAGTTAGCCGCCCTCGCAGCGTTGATTCGCTTCGGGGGCTTTCTTTTTGCCGACGATTAAAATTGAAAGCAGTGCTTTCTTTTTCTCTTGCGCACATGTGAAAGATATGCTTTCATAGTCCTCATACCAGCCAACCGGCAATGAGGACGAGACGATGGCAAAGCGCATTGAAAATATCGACATCGAAGTTGGCATCCGAGTTCGGGACTTCCGCCGCATCCGTGGCGTGACGCAGACCGGCCTTGCCAAGGCTCTCGATGTCACCTTCCAGCAGGTTCAGAAATACGAGAAGGGCGTGAACCGGATTTCGGTCGGGAGCCTTGTCGCCATCTGCCACGCGCTCAACATCGAGCCGATGGATTTGCTCGGCGTTTATTTCGGCCATAGCGAAAGCCCGGCGACGCCGATGTTGCTCGCCGAAGTCAAAACTCTTCGCACCAAGATTTCCGACATTCAGCAGCTCTGCGCTTAACGCGCCGGCTTTGGAGGATAACGGCAATGACGACCCACCAATTCACATTCGAGCAACTGACGATCCCGCTCTACGGCGAAGGCGCTCTCTTCTATGGAGAAGCCACGCTGGAAAGCGCCTGCGAAGGCGACGATGAATTCTACGTCTCGTTCATCCAGATCGGCAAGACGCGGATGGGACGCCCGAGCCGCATCAATAGCTCCGATCCGGTTGGCGGGTTTCTCTTCGCTGAGATCGTCAAGCAGATCGAGAACGACAAGACGGTCGTCGGCGCTCAAGCCGCGAATGAATGGACTGACGCCGTCTCCGGTCAGGTTTCGGACTTCGTCCCTGCCCTTCGCCGTCGCCACGGCATGCCGATGGCTCGCATCCCCGAGATCAGCCCTCGCGGCTCCGTTCACTCTGTTGCGGCTGAGTAAGCCACCAACCCACCACAAGGGGCATGAACATGAACAAAATTATCAGAACCAAGACGCGAGCTGAAGGCGGAATTACGCCGGAGGAAAAGGCTCGCATGGATTCTCACAGCAAGCTCTGGATCGCTCGTGGCATGCGCACCGATCCTATCGAACCGGAGAAGATCATCCCAGCCATCGAAGGGCTTTACAAGGTAGCCGGACTGAAGGCACCGCGCGTTGTCATCGTTCCTTCGCCTCTTGTCATGGCCTTTGCTTACGGTGCTTCTGCAGCTATTTTGTATGGTCGTAAGCACGCCGCCACCGACGCCGCCACCGACGCCGCCACCGACGCCGCCACCGACGCCGCCACCCGCGCCGCCACCCGCGCCGCCACCGACGCCGCCACCCGCGCCGCCACCCGCGCCGCCACCGACGCCGCCACCGACGCCGCCACCGACGCCGCCACCCGCGCCGCCACCGACGCCGCCACCGACGCCGCCACCCGCGCCGCCACCCGCGCCGCCACCCGCGCCGCCACCGACGCCGCCACCGACGCCGCCACCTACGCCGCCACCCGCGCCGCCACCTACGCCACCACCTACGCCGCCACCGACGCCGCCAGAAAGCCTAGCGCCAAAGGCGCAAAAGCTCTCGCAGAGAGCGAAGCGGCGCGCGTATGCCGAGAGCTAGGCGGCGACCTCGGGATTCAATGCGCGCCGCGCTGGTATGACGCCTATCAGGGCGGCAACATGTGGGCTGGGTATGACTGCTACCTCACCGCCTGCCGCGATATCCTCGGCTTGGAATTGCGAGAGCATGAAGGTTACGCACACTGGGAACAGGCTGCGATCCACGGTGGCTTTCGTGTCATGCACGAAGAATTCTGCCTCGTATCGGATTTCCCAGAAGTCTTGAAGGTTGATGATCAAAACCGACCGCATTGCGAGAACGGCCCGTCGCATCGGTGGCGTGATGGATGGTGTCTTTATTTCTGGCATGGCGTGGAAGTGCCGGCGCATTGGATCGAGGATCGAGAAAACCTTGATCCGAATGAGGTCATCAAGGCGGCGAATGTCGAGCAGCGAGCCGCAGGCGCGGCAATCATCGGCTGGCCGAAGATGCTCACCGTCCTGAAGGCCAAGACGGTCGACAAGCACGCAAGCCCTGACATCGGCGAACTTATCGAGCTGACATTGCCGGGCCTTCCAGAACCTGGGCGGTTTCTGAAGGCCGTATGCCCTCGCAACGGAGTCATCGTTGAGGGCGTACCCCGCGTCTCCGACATTGATGGTCTTCCGATCAACACTGCCTTGGCCGCTCAGGCCTGGCGGATCGGCGACCCACAATCCGAATACATCCACCCCGAGCGTAGAACCTGAAAGGAAAGTGCATATGAAACAGGTAATTGGACAGCAGGGCGAATGCAGGATCGTCAAGATCGATGCTCTACCCGTAGACATGGAGACGAAGACGGTCGATCGCGTTGCGAAAGGCTTCGTCATCTCCCACTCCGAAAGCGGACATCACCATGTTTTGACCGGCGGCAACGTGATGGAGCGCACCAACAACGTTCCGGTCGGCATGCAGATCTTCTTCGCAATTTTGGATGAACCGCAGTCGTTCATTCAGGACGCAGCGAACCCGCACGGCGGCTACGACCTTGATCCCGGCATCTACGAATTTCGTGTCTCGCGTGAATTCGACCCGTTTTCCGAAATGGCGCGTCGCGTCGCCGACTAACCGACTGCTTCGGTTTCCGCATCTCCGGATGCGGCTTCCCAATCAGCCGACACTCAAGGGGCTAATCATGGAAAAATGCGATTTCAGAAGAATGAGGGAATGCGACTGCAAGGCCGGCCAATGCCAGCAGGAGATTGCGCTTGCCGCCCCTCTCATCACCTTCACCGCCAAAGAGCAGTTCTTTGCCATGGCGATGCTTACCCTCTTCATGATCTCGATCAGCTATTGGGCGCTGTCCAGTGCGAACGAAGCTTATCGGAAGCAGGCTCTTATCAATCAGGAGGATGTCGCATGGAAAAGGTAAAATCTCCCATGCCGGCCGACCGCATGGTCATGATCCAGACTGAAGCGGCCAAGCGCCTGATCCAGAACCTGCATGATCAAGGTTTCTCGGAAGATGCCGACCTAGTCACCGACAGCATCGAAGGCCAGACGAACCTTGCTGAAGCGCTTGAAGAAGCGCTTTCCGAGATCGACGAGTGCGAGATACTGATCATCGGCCTGGATGAGAAGATCAAGGCATTCGATGCTCGCAAGAAGATGCAGGCTGATCGGGCCGAGCGCATCCGCGCACTGATCGAGCAAGCGCTTGTCGCTACTGAGCAGAAGTCGATGAAGCTGGCTACGGCAACTATCTCGCTAGCCACACGCGCGCCGTCCCTCATCATCGAGACGGAATCCGACATTCCGGCCCGGTTCTGGGTCGAGCAAGAGCGCCCTGCTCCCAAGCTCGACAAAAAAGCCCTTAGCGCCGCGCTCAAGGCGAAGGAAGCCATTCCCGGCGCTACCCTCGATAACGGCAGTGTAAGCCTCACTGTAAGGAGACGATAATGAACGCCATAACCCGCTTTGATATGACCTCACGGCAGATCGCGCTCGTCAAGACTACAGTCGCCAAGGACACCAACGCCGAAGAGTTCAATCTCTATCTTGAGGTTGCCAACGCCAAGGGGCTCGACCCATTCCTTGGGCAGATCATCCCCATGGTCTTCAACAAGGACAAGGCCGACAAGCGGAAGATGACAATCATCATCAGCCGCGACGGACAGCGTGTGATTGCGCAGCGGTGCGGCGACTATCGCCCCGCCAGCGAGCCGGTGATCTACGATACCGACAAAACGCTGATGTCGCCACTGAACCCGCAGGGCATCGTCTCGGCTACGACATATCTCTGGAAGCAGGACCAGAAGTCCGGCGAATGGTTCAAGGTCGCTGGACAGGCCTTCTGGGAAGAGTTTGCGCCCGTCTCCGACGAATGGGTTTATGACGAGGCCGCCGGCAAGCGCAAGCCGAGCGGCAAGAAGGTTCTGGATAGCTCCGGCAACTGGTGCCGCATGCCGCGCCTCATGATCGCCAAGTGCGCCGAGATGCAGGCATTGCGGGCCGGCTGGCCTGAACAGTTCACCGGCATGTACGATGAAGCCGAGATGGACCGCGCGAAGGTACTGGACCTGTCGGCTTCCGAGATCGTCGAGCATGAAAAGACGCAGAGCCGTCTTCAGGCCATCGGCGGCGCGGATACGATCACCGTTACCTGGGGTGACAATTGGGCGCTGGAAAACGTCAAGGTTGGCGAGTTTGCCGACCGGGTAGCCGAATTCATCAAGGCTGAGCCGAAGGAAAAGATCCTCAAGTGGCGCGATGCCAACCGCGAGCCGTTGCGGCAGTTTTGGGCGCGCCATCCCGGAGATGCTCTGGAAATCAAGAAGATGCTTGAGGCTGTCGCATGAGCCAGAAGAAACAACGCTTCATCCTCATCAATGATCGAGTGCGTGAGAACGCCATCGCTGCACTAAGATCAGCGTCCGAAGGAAGCGCCGTCATGGTCGGCCCGGCGACGCGCAGCCTTGATCAGAACGCCAAGTTCCATGCGATCTGCACTGATATTGCCAACTCACAGATGACGTGGGCCGGCAATCGCCGGGATGCCGAATCTTGGAAGGTGCTGCTGGTCTCCGGTCATACCGTGGCAACGGCCGGCGAAGTCGAGATCATCCCCGGCCTTGAAAACGAGTTCGTCAACATTCGCGAGAGCACGGCCCGGATGTCGGTAGGGCGTGCCGCTAGCCTCATCACCTATGCAATCGCCTTCTGCGACACGAACGGCGTTCACCTTACCGAGACAATTCGCGGCGGCTTCTATGACGGCGCAAACGATAGGAGCGCGGCATGAGCGTGGATAATCTCCCAATTCAGACCGACCAATGGGACGAGACGACGCGCGGCAAGAAGATGTCCGATGCAACCGGACGTGTGATCTTCAAATACCAGATGCCAGTTCTTGAGCGCTTCACGATGTCTCTTCCGGTCGGCGCCAAAATCATCCGCATGGAGGATCAGGGCGGAATGTTCTGGCTGTGGGCATTGGTCCGCACGGATGTTCCAGACGAGGATCGCCATTTCTGGGCATTCAAGTGCGGGGGCAAAATACCTGACGATATCAACATCCGGTATGTCGGCTTCTGCGCCGTGTTTGTGCAGCAGGAGCTTGGCCTCTACATTTTCGAGGACATAGGCAATGAGTGAGATTTATGGCGCGCCACCGATCGACCTTGGCCTGATCGACATCAGCCCGCGCGAGATGATGTTTTGGCTTTATTGCCCGATCAAGCTTCCCGGCGACTATCATGCACAAATGCCGCTCAACCTTTTCCCGTTTTGGCCAATCGTCAGGGCCGTTAAGGAAGACTGCGGAACCAACCGGTGGAAAGACAACTACGTCTATATCACCGCCAAGACGCTGTTTGTCACCGCTGACAACCCTGGCAACCGGCCCGGCTGGCACTCAGACGGCTTCATGACAGACGACCTGAATTATGTCTGGTCGGACTGCAACGGCACCATGTTCTGGGAGCCACGAAAGCGCATCAGTTTCGTTCAGGACCATATGGCGTCTCTCGCCGAGATGGAACAGGCAGCCAACGTCGGGCCACACACGGTCTATCCTGACAAGCATCTCCTCCGTCTCGACCAGTCCGTCATCCACCGCGTGGCAGATGTCCACACGTCTCGCGTCCGCACCTTCGTGAAGGTCTCGGTCTCGACAGATCGGTATGACCTGATCGGCAATTCCGTGAACCACTCCTTGGCCCCCGACTGGAAATACCTTGAGCGCAGCGAAGAGCGCAATCATCCGATCGGCGGTGCATCATGAGGACCACCGAAGAATATCTCCGCGACAAGCCCTTTGCCCGGTCAACCACTATCGCCTTCAGAGAGAAGCAAGCCGGAGTGATCGAGCAACTGAATCGAGGCATCGAGGCCAAGAAGCGCGCGAGCCGAAAATCTCTGATTGAGCGGTTCCTGCCTTGGAATTGGAGGCGGGGATGACCTATTTCCACGGCGGCTACGGACAGTTGAAGGTTGGCGACTTGGTGTTGCCACCCATCCAGACAAAAGTCCCGTCACTCGCCCGCTTTGGCGGCCACGCAGTTTGCGACCGCTCGAAGGTCTATGTCTGCACCTTACAGGAAGGTGCTCTGCTCTACGCCTGCATGCATCCATCTGGACACGGCAAGGTCTACGAGGTCGAGCCGATCGGTGAGCTTCAGGAAGACCCAGACGCCAAATCGGAAGGTTTTTCCTTCTCCTGCGACCGTGCACGCGTTGTCCGCGTTATTCGGGTGAAGGGCAAGACCATCAAGCGCGTCCAGAAATATATGCTGGAGGATGCGTGATGGCGAACCGTCTCGAATTCAACCGTAAGACCAAGGCTGCGATCATCGCCCGCGCCGCCGGCAATTGCGAAAAATGCCACGCCGTTCTGAAACCTGGCGAAGGGGAAGTTGACCATGTACTCCCCTGCGCCCTTGGCGGCGAACCGACGGTTGCCAATGGCCGCTTGATCTGCCGCGCCTGCCATAAGGAAAAGACGGCGGCTGATATTCGCCAGATCCGCAAGTCCGACAGACAAAGGGACAAGGCGTCCGGCGCTGTGCGGCCAACCGGCAAGATCAAGTCTGCCGGCTTCCCACGAACCGAGAAATCCGAGAAGCGCCAGACGAAGCAGCCTTTGCCGCCGCGCCAGCTCTACCGAGAGGAACAGCCATGACCACCGCCAAGGAACTATCCGACCAGATCACGAAGGCCATGGAGGGCGTGACGCCGGGAGAATGGAAAGTCGAAACTGATTTTTGTTTTGGCACTGCGCCGCGCCTCTACGGCCCTGACAAGCTCATCTGCGAATTCGGCAATGCTGAAGATCCTGCCATCGCACAACAGGAATGGGAGGACAATGCGGCTTATGTCGCAGCCACCCAGCCAGACAACATGCGCGCCATCCTCTCAGCTCTGGCGAATGCCGATATCCAATCCACCGCCGACTCCCGCATAGCCGAGCTTGAGCAGCAAATAGCGAATGGCAAATTGAGGGAAGCCGCCGAGCGCTACATGCTGGCTGTTAAGCGGCTTAGCGAAGAGAGCGGTTTCAACCGCCTGACTTACTTCGAGGCCCCTATCAGCAACATGCCGACCGTCGAGATGGAGCAGGAAGCGTCTTCCCGTTGGATAGAGCTTAATGATTCAGGGAAGGCTTTGTCCGCTGTCCTGCAGGTTAAGGAGGTCAGTCATGTCCGGTAAATATCGCGCCGAACAAGTCATCTGCATCAGCGGCTTTGATTGCGGGACCGAGATCGAGTTGAAGATGGTCGTGATCTTCACGGTCCATCCCGGATCGAAGGCTACCGAGATCGATCCGCCGGAAGAGCCGATCGCCGAAGTGATCGAGGTTCATTTCTTCGAAATCAGGGAAGGCAAAGCATCCACAGACGAACGATCAATGCCCATCTGGCTTTTCAATCGCCTTACTGAGGGCGATGCCTTCTATGCTTGGCTCCTTTCCGAAGCTGCCGAAACCGAGGAATACGCTCGAGAGTGTGCTGCTGAAGCTCGGGCCGAGGATATGCGCATGGAGTCCCAATCATGACGGATGCTCAAATCTATGCCGCAGCCGGGCGCATCATGCAGATCGCCATGGGCAAAGAAAAGGTCAGCCGAGGACGCGGGCGCAAGTCCATCATCAACTGGAAGGCCGATGAAGACCCGCTTGCATATTGGTGCGGCGTCGAGGCCATTGTGTCTCTGGTCGACCTCTCCAAACTGGAGGGCTCTTCCCATGCAAAAGATTGAAGAGCTCATTGCAGCGCTTGAAACAGCCGATGGGCCGAGCCGGGAGTTGGATGCACAGATCTGGTTGCTCTTCACCGAGGGCGCGACCAGACGCACGCAACATGTCGTCTCTGCCACGGGGGCATGGGCTCCATATGATATCGATGAAACTCGCGATAGCACTGGTCGATTGATCATCGGCCCAGCCTACACCTCCTCCATCGACGCCGCCGTTGCTCTGGTAGGGCGCGCGTTGCCTGACTGGCGCATCGAAAATCTCTGTGAATGGGACGCCGAAATCCTTCGAGATCAAGGCCCCTGGATGTGTGACCTCGTACAGCGCCGGCTCGAATTCTTCGATCGTCAATCAGCCAAATGCTCGCACGCACCGACTGCCGCGCTCGCCCTCATCATCGCCCTCCTCAAGGCTAAGCTCTCTCAGGAGAAGAACAATGCCGATAAGTGAAAAGCCTATAGCTCACCTTGTTTGGCTTCAGGGCCGTCTCGCGCCAGACGATGTCGAAGACTACTACGAGGTGGCTCGCCCTGGCGACACATCCGTTGATGGTTCGGACCCGTTTCCGGTTTACCGTGCCTCCCCCTCCGATGCTGAACGGCATGAGAGGGCGGTACCGGTCGGATGGTTCAATCTTCCCAATGAGCAGCACGGCTATCAGCAAGTCTCTACAGAATTCAATGGTGCGTCCGGAACGGTCCCGCTCTACGCCGCCCCATCCATACCCGCAGGGGGACAAGAGCCGGTGGCCGTGAAGGAGTGCGACAAGCTTCGCATATTGTTGTCTGACGCGTACGTCTGCGGCGCGACTTGGTACAGCACCCACCATGGTTTCGGCGCAGATCTTCGGCAATCTGCCATTGATTACGCACAGAAGTGGTCGTCGGAACCAATCCTCTCCACCTCCCAAAGCGACCCTGCACCCGAAACAATAGTGAGCGGGATTGAAGCGGAGCGCGTCCGCCTGTGGAATGAGAACCGCGATATCCGCGCCTCAATTGATGTAGAGAGATCTGTCACCGACAGCATGCGTATCGAGCGGGATATCGCGCTTACGGCGCTACAATCGATAGCCTCCGCTCATGATTGCGGATGCAAGCCATCTTGCAAGTGCAATACGCAGGAAAGCTTGGAGATAGAGGTTGAGGCGTTGCGTGACATCGCCAAGTCAGCCATTGCGCGCCTTGCAACGGAGGGCAATTAGATGCGCGTGCTTGAAAAACGACGCGGCTACTTCCGTGGCACCCATAAGGGTGGCGAGATTGAGATTGAACGGGATTACGACATTCCGGAGCGCAAGTTCTACATCCGTGTCATATGGAAGGATGGCGGCTATCTTTACGACGGATACTCGCCTGTTGGTGTAGAAACCATGGCCGAGGCCAAGCGGGAAGCCATCAGAGGCGCTTGCCTTGACGCACCCACGCCCGCACCGAGGGAAGACCACGCACCCGAGATAGCCGCGCTTAGGGCTGAGAACGAGCTCCTAGGCTATGCGAACGTCTACCGCATCAAGGGCGCCCTTGAGCTTGGGTCTACTGATATCGACAATCTCGAAGATGTCGAACCTTGGGCGAAGGACTTTGAAGAGCATGTGGGCATAGCCGAGATTAGGCTTCTGCCCGACACGGCCGGAAAATCAGGCCCTGAAGTTCGCGCCGCCCTCCGCACCACAGATGAACAAGAGGGGCGGAATGATGGATATTGAACCCACCGATGAAGAACGCAGAGCGATTGCTTCGTTGCGTCGCCTAGCCCGTCGATGGCCAGAGAGCCTCTGGTTATTCTCCGCTTCAGGAAATCTGATGGTAATGCGTGCGAGACAGGACGGTTCCCACGCAAAGTTGTCAAACAACGGCGTTGATCCCGATTACATCCTTGGTCAGATATACGGCATACCAAACGACGGGGGAGATTGGTGATGGTTGATATCGTGAACCGACTACGCGAAGTGGCCGAGATCGAAACCGGGTTGCTCTATTCTCGCCGGCAGATGCTGAAAGATGCCGCCGACGAAATCACCAGTCTCCGCTCCGAACGCGATGCAGCCGAGGCCATGTGCGACGAGATGGCGAAGGCAATTGAGGAAGCCAAGTTTGCGCTTTTCTCCGGCGATATGACAATCAAGGATCGAGCCGACCAATCGATGCGCGTGGCCCTCGACGCGTACCGCAAAGCGCAGGAGGTGGGGAAATGAGCATTACCCTTTGGAAGCCAGAGCCCGACGTCATCATTCACCAGGCGCTCGGTAAAGCATGTGAGGAAGCCAGCGAGCTTGCGAACATTCTCGCCCGATGCCTTATTCAGGGCCTTGACCAAAGCGAGCCTGTCAGCGGTAAGCCTAACCGACAGGCCTTGTTCGAAGAGATCGCTGACCTTGATGCGGCAGTCCAGTGGCTGCGCGAGTTGGTCAACGATGAGTATGACGGCAATCGAGCAGATCGCAAGCTGAACGGGTTTCGGCGCTGGCAGCGCATGCTTGAAGAAGACATGCAGCCCAAGCCTTTCTCCCTCTCCGAATCCTCCCCCAATCCTTTGCAAGAACAAATAGCCAACATCGGCAAGGAGGGCGGATGACAGCCTCAGCCCTCGTCAAGCAATCGGATCTGAAACGCATGGCCCAGATCGCCAAGCGCGAGGGAGTCACAGTGTGGATCGAGAAAAACGGCCAGCGCATCGGGGTTTCCCCCGATATCCAAGATATCCACAGGCAAGAGCCTGTTGACCCGAACCCAGAAGACTTCACGTCATTAGCTGAATGGCAGGCGTGGAGAGACCAGGAACGTGCTCGTGAAGCTAAAAGGCATTCATAAGGTCAAGCGCAAGCTGGCGAACGAGGATATCCGCGTCCACTATTACGCTTGGCGCGGCGGTCCCAGAATGGTGTCCGCGCCAGGCACAGAGGCATTCTCG